GGTCTGCGCCGCATTGGCCAGCGCCGAGGCGCGCATCGGTTCGCGCATCTCCTCGGCCCCCTGTGCCAGCATCAGCCGCAGCATGTCCGCATCAATCGCGCCCTCGGTCAGCCCCGCCGCGGACGCAGCCATGAGAAAGCGGAACTGGATTTCCTGGATCGCCAGAAGCGACTGGCCCGAGGCGTCGATCGCGTCATTCATCTCGCTCAGGGCTGCGCGGCGCCCCTCATCCATTGCCGCCAGCAGCGCCTCGCCCTCGGCCCGCGCGGCCTCGTCATCCGCGCGCATATGCGCCGCGTTCTCCACGGCAACAAGACGCTGCCCGAGACCGGAGGCGTAGAACTCGGCGGCATGGTTCAGCATCTCGTCATCGAGCGTCTCGGCGAGAATATCGAGCGCTCGCGCCCGCATTTTGACGGTATCGAAGACCTCCGCGGTGATCCGCTCCCAGGCCATCCCGAAATCCTCGGGCGCGAGATCGACCATCGCGGGCGCATCCGGCGCGCTCAGCGCGATGCTGTCCAGCGCCACGTCGAATCCCGTCACCTCGAGGAACGCCGACAGTCGGTCGCGGTCGGCCCCCGCTGCGACGCAGGACCACAACACAAGCATCAGCGTCAGACGCGCTCACCAGACCCCCGCGGAGAGGTGCCGGAGTGGTCGAACGGGGCGGTCTCGAAAACCGTTGTGGGGGCAACCCCACCCAGGGTTCGAATCCCTGTCTCTCCGCCACTTGCCCTCGCGAAAGCGTTCTCCCGATCCGGCTGCGGCCGGATTTTCTCGTTGTTTTCGAGGGTTATGCGGGCGCGGCTGAGCACTGGCCCTGCCGCCGGGAGGCCCCGAAGCGGTCTCTCGGGGCCGATATTCTCCGGACCTCATGACTGCGCCATTTTGGTGAATAGCTTGTAAGCCACTGTATCTAATCGGCTTTTCCACGGAGCGGTTATTGACTCCGACGCCGGTTCCGTTCGGGTGTGGCGCCACCGGTATCCAACCCTGATTTGCAGCATCGGAACGCGCCGCTCGTTGACGTCCCGGGCGAGTTATGACCATTCTGACCACAAATCAGGGAGGGGCCCATGAAGGCCGTGTCTGCCCGTGAGGCCAAGCATCACTTCGGCCAGCTGATCGACGTGGCGCGGGCCGAGCCAGTGGTGGTCGAGAAGCATGGGCGGCCGGTGGTCGTCGTCCTTGCGGTCGAGGAGTACCAGCGGCTGACCGGCCGGACCGTGGAACCCTCCGGCAAGAAACGAGAGGACGAGCGGTAGCGCATGCCGATACTGAACTGGCTGACACGGGACGAGGACATCCGCACGGCACAGCACGTGCCCTATCGCTTGCTGGAGGAAGTCCCGGATTTGTCGGCGGGCGACGGTGGCGCGGGCAACATGCTGATCCAGGGCGACAACCTGGAAGCGCTGAAGGCCCTGCTGCCCTTTTATGCCGGCCGGGTGAAATGCATTTATATCGACCCGCCCTACAACACGCGCTCCGCCTTCGAGCACTACGACGACAACCTCGAGCACACGCAATGGCTGGCCATGATGTGGCCGCGGCTGGAACTGCTGCGCGATCTTCTGGCCGAGGATGGCTCGATCTGGGTGTCCATCGACGACAACGAGGGGCACTACCTCAAGGTCATCATGGACGAGGTGTTCGGGCGTCGAAACTTCTACACGTCCTTCATTTGGCAGAAGGTCGACAGTCCAAACGATAACAAGGTCCCGGTCACACCGGATCACGAATACATACTTTGCTACGAGCGCAATTCGGAGCGGGCCCCGTTCAAGAAGAAAGCAGACCTGTCGATTCTCGAATCTTACCGGACGAGTGAAGAAGAGCCGCGTCCGCATCGTGATCGGCTCGTGAAGAAGAATGGCGCCAACAGCCTCCGAGAAGATCGACCTACAATGTTCTACGAAATCGAGGCTCCTGACGGAACGATGGTTTTGCCGATCCACGACGACGGCAGGGAAGCCAATTGGGCGTTCAGCAAGGCAGGCGTCGAAAAGCTAAGGCGCGAGAATAGGCTTGTTTGGAAACAGCGCGAAAGAAACGGCGAGACCGTATGGGTCCCGTATGCACGGGAGTTCGCGCCAGAGACGCCCACGCGCCCACACCCTACGATTCTGCTCGATGTAAAGACCTCACGGCAAGCGAAAGCTCATCAACGATCCCTGCTTGCCAGCGTAGAGACGTTCGCAACCGTAAAACCGGAGCAGCTGATTGCGCGCGTCTTTGAGACCTGCACTGATCGAGGAGATATCGTTCTCGACTCCTTCCTCGGCTCGGGAACAACGGCCGCTGTCGCTCACAAGATGGGTCGCCGTTACATTGGCATCGAGATGGGAGAGCACGCGGTGTCCCACTGCGCGCCGCGACTGCAGAAGGTCATCGAGGGCGAACCGGGCGGGATTTCGGAGGCGGTGGGCTGGCAGGGTGGCGGCGGTTTCCGCTTCTACCGGCTGGGCCCGCCCGTCTTCGACGAGGAAGGCCACATCCGGCAGGACATCCGCTTCCCGGTGCTGGCGGCGCATGTCTGGTTTTCGGAGACCGACCGGCCTTGGGATGGCAGCGGCGACAGCCCGCTGCTCGGCATTCATGACGGCCGCGCCCATGCGCTGCTCTACAACGGCATCCTTGGCGACAAGAGGCCGGGCGGCGGCAACGTGCTGACCCGCGCGACCCTCGTCCTGATCCGAGAGGATATCGCCAAGCTGGCGCCGGACTTCGACGGCCCGCTGACCGTCTACGGCGAACAATCACGGCTGACGCCCACGACGCTCGACCGCGAGCGCATCACCTTTAAGCAGACGCCCTACGACGTCAAAGCGCGGGCCTGAGGGGGCATCTGATGAAATTGAAGCAATACCAGACCGATACTCTCTCCGTTCTCCGCCGCTTTTTCGAGGAGGCGCGCGTGGCGGGCCCGAAGGGCGCGTACGAGGCGATCACCAGGGAGCCCGAACAGGCCAAGCGGCTCGGCCGGTACGGTGGCACCTACACGTCGCTCGCCGAGTTGCCGGCCGTTCCATATGTCTGCCTGCGCCTGCCCACCGGGGGCGGCAAGACGATCCTCGGCGCCCACTCCATCGGCATCGCGCGCGACGCCTGGGTGGAGAAGGACTATCCGATGGTCCTCTGGCTGGTGCCGTCGAACACCATCCGGCTTCAGACGGCCGAGGCGCTGAAGAACGCCCGCCACCCCTATCGGCAGGCGCTGGACGAGGCCTTCGACGGCCGGGTGCGCGTGTTCGACATCGCGGACTTCACGCATATCCGCCCGCACGACATCCGCGACCATTGCTGCATCGTCGTGGGCACGATCCAGACGCTGAGGGTCTCGAACACCGAGGGCCGGAAGGTCTATTCCCACAACGAGAACATGGAGCCGCACTTCACGGCGCTGCCCAAGAGCCTGCCGGGGCTGGAAACGTTGGAAGGCGGCGGCGTGAAGTTCTCCTTCGCCAATCTGATGCATGTCCACCGGCCGCTGATGATCGTCGACGAGGCGCACAACGCGGTCACCGGCCTGACGCGCGAAATGCAGGCACGCGTCAATCCGTCCGCGATCATCGAGTTCACGGCGACGCCGCGGCTCAACTCGAACATCCTGCACAGCGTGACGGCGCAGGAGCTGAAGCTCGAGGAGATGATCAAGCTGCCGATCATGCTGTCCGAGCACGACACCTGGCAGAACGCGGTGAACGGGGCGATCGCGTCGCGCGCGTCGCTGGCTGAGGAAGCCGAGAAGGACTCGTCGTACATCCGCCCCATCGTCCTGTTCCAGGCGCAGCCCAAGAACCAGGAGGTGACGGTCGAGGTGCTGAAGAAGCACCTGATGGAGGTCGAGCAGATCCCCGAGCACAAGATCGCCGTGGCAACTGGCGATCAGCGCGAACTGGACGGCATCAACCTGTTCGATCCGAAATGCCCGATCGAATACGTCATCACCGTCGAGGCGCTGAAGGAGGGCTGGGATTGCTCCTTCGCCTATGCGTTCTGCTCGGTCTCGAGGATCCAGAGCGCGGTGGACGTCGAGCAGTTGCTGGGGCGCGTCCTGCGGATGCCATATGCCAAACGCCGCAAGGCCGAGGATCTGAACCGCGCCTATGCGTTCCTGTCGGAGCCGTCGTTCGGCGAGGCGGCGCGGTCGCTGGCCGACAAGCTGGTGGCCATGGGTTTCGAGGAGGATGAGGCGCTCGACAACATCGAACCGGCGCAAACTTCGCTCGATGCCGATACTGGCCTGTTCGGCCCGCGCGACAAGCCGAAGCCGACTTTCAAGCACACGGTGACGGCGACGCCTGAGGTGCTTGCCGAACTGAAGAAGCGCGAAGGGGTGAGCGTTCGCGAAACCGAGGATGGGAAGGTCGAGATTGCCGTGACGGGGCGTTTTGACGGCGGCCTCGAAGAGGCGATCGTCGAGGCCCTCCCCGAGACCGAACGAACCGGGTTCTCGGCGGCCGTCACCAAGTATCGCGTCGAGGTGAAGGACCAGCTATCGCCTGCAGAACAGGGCGAGGCGTTCGAGGTCCCTCGCCTGGTCTCCGAGATCCAGGGCGAGTTCGAGTTCGCTGACACCGACGTGTTCATGGAATTCCACGACTGGTCGCTGCTCGACCACTCGTCGAAGCTGGGTGAAGGCGAGTTCGCGATCCGCGAGACGGCACGCAGCTTCGAGATCGACCTCGACGGCAACCGCATCACCTACCAGTTCGCCGACGAAGAGGAACAACTGGCGCTTGACGTCGATGTCGAAGGCTGGACGCCGGAGGCGCTGGTGCTCTGGCTCGACCGGCAGGTGCGCCAGCCTGACATTCATCAGAGCGAACTGCTGCGCTGGCTGCGCGACCTGGTCGGCCACCTGATCACCACACGCGGCATGCACATCGCGGCGCTGATGCGGTGCAAATTCATCCTCGCCCGCAAGATCCGCGAGAAACTCGCCGCCATCCGTCAGCAGGAACGCGATGGCGTCTACCAGCGGTATCTCTTCGCTCCGGAAGCCAAGGTCGAGGTATCCTTCGACCAGGCTTTCGAGTTCAAGGACGGAATGTACTGGGATCAGCGCCGGTATCGTGGGCGCTGGAAACCTCGCAAGCACTTCCTTGGGCCGGACCATGTGCCTGCTTTCGACGGGGCCGAGAACGGCGAAGAGTTTCAGTGCGCGCAGGCCATCGACAGCTTGCCGGGCCTCAAGTTCTGGATCCGCAACGTCGCTCGCCACCCCAACTCGTTCTGGTTGCCGACGGCCACAGACAAATTCTATCCGGATTTTGTGGCTCAGTTGGAGGACGGCCGACTGCTCGTCGTTGAGTACAAGGGCGCCCACATCGCCGATGGCCCCGACACCGCCGAAAAGCGGACCATCGGGCAGCTGTGGGAGAGGAAGAGCGGCGGCAAGGGCCTGTTCGTCGTGGTTGAGAAGACCGTCGACGGCAGAGACATGCGGGCTCAGATGGTCGGGAAACTCAGCGTTCACAAGTGAAAACCGCGATCAGAGAGGCGGATTAATCCTCTTGGCTAAGCGGTGTTCAGGCCCAGCGCTGCGAACGTCTCCAAAGTCTTGTTGCACCCTCGGCATTGCCCGCATCCAACGGACTCTCTATGGCACGAGAACGTCCAGCGAAGCAGGGAGAGTGGAACCCCGCTTTCGCGGACGAGTTCAACAGTTGTCATGTTGATCGCCGGTGCCGTTACACGGGCGTCGGGCAGTTCGCAGCGAATCAAAGCGTCGATCGCACTGACGAACTCGGGATTGCCGTCGGGATGAACGCGGTCTGTGATCACCGTTCCCACGGCAATTTCCTTCAAGCCGCGATCCGCAAATGCCATGGCGGCTACCGTCACGAGGAATTGGTTCCGAAAAGGCCACGCCTCACTAACCTTTGAGTGAGATGCCATACCTCGGCCGACCATGTCCCCAGCGCCCAGGGCGCCGACGTTCGCCGTCACTACCTGATGCGGCAGGTCAAGCTGTCGAGCCAGGTGTGATGCGGCCCTCATTTCTCCGGCGGCCGGGCGTTGCCCGTAATCGATAGTGAGCAGTAGGTCTGGCCGCCGCCAGTAGGCAAGTGCGGTGGACTCTACGCCGCCGGAGAAAAGCAGGACCCTCATGTCAATGCCCGGCGCCCTGCCCACGCCACATGGTACAGAGCTGTAGAGAAGTCGTCGACGACACGGCAATTGGGAGAGCCCAGCAACATCGTTAGGTCGCTGGCCTTCGTCGATTGTGCTAGCGCCACTACAGGGAGGCCGATGCGCGTTGCATAGCCCACTTCGAATAGAGTCCCCGGGTCGCCACCATCCAGAAGGGCGAGCACCGCTGTGGACTGGTCTAGCGCGGCGAGGTCCGCCGGAACGACTTCGGACGGCTGGCCGAGCCCAATCTCGTGGTAAGGAGAAAAGACCTTCACACCCAGCTCTTTCAGCCCGCGATACGCTTCCTCGACGAGCCAAAGCTCATGTGTCGTGAAGAAGGGCCCAGCAATATAGACCTGTCCACCTACACCAGGTTTGATTGGCTCGCCGACGCTGATGGCCTCTTCCGCTCGAACGGCTGGCGTACGCGTCTGCGCATAGTGCGCGACGCAGCGCGAGGCAACGTCAGCCGCATCTGGCGCTGATCGCCCCGCCAACATCCAGTTTTCCGCGAATGCGGCGCTGAAGACATCGCCCGTGCCAATCTTGTACACGCGAGCGGATTGATAGGGCGGCACTTCTGCGGAAAGGCGGGCGTTCTCGTAAACGCGACATCCGTCCGCCCCTGCCTTGACAATAAGGGCTGAGAGGTTCCCGCCAGCGAAGAGACGCTCCACAGCGCTGGCCTCATCCGGTGCCCGCCCGAGCGCAAGGACTTCGGACAGGTTCAATACGATTGCAAGCCTTGAAGCGCCCGAGCCATTTTCGTGGAAATCCGCAGGATCCCCTTGGGGATCGTATACGCAAGCCTCAGCCCTTACGACGCCAGTGCCTTCCATGAGCCCGAAGCGCAGTACCGCGGCCCCCTCGACAACCAGGGGCTCGGCCCTTGGCAATGGGAAAGGAAGATACTCCGGACGAGCGAGCGGGTGAGTGTAGCGGAACGACACAAGCGCATCGCTGGCAGCTGGTGCATGTTCAAGGTTCTCATGCGCCACGGTGCGCGTCGCGTCCAACTGCTCGGCAGCTGGGCAGTAATACCGCCAACGAACGTGCCTACCCGCGGCGGCAAGCGCAAGCGCGGCCCGGCCGCCCGAGCCGAAGCGGGCGTCCACCTCGGGCGAGACGCAGCGCTCGGCATAGTAGCCACCAACGACTGTGATGTCGGGTTCAGTGCCGCTCATGCACGTCGCACTCGAAGGCGCACGCGTCCTGCCGCTGCCCCTGTCACGTCGACGACGTCCGCGGCAAACTCGACACCGTCATCGAGGCAGCCAATCAACGCAGGAAGCAGCACGTGACCCGCAAGCGTGCCAACCTGCGTTCCGCTGTCCAGAAACACGCCTACGGCGTTCGCAGGGGTCAAGCGGACCGCCAGCACCTGGCCGCTTGTGAGCCGGTCCGCGACACCGGCGACAGGGGAGTAGAGATCGTCTTGAAAGGATATCGCACAGGGATCCGCGCCGGGGTTACCTCCGCCGGAGCCTGATCCGCCGCTGCCACCACCCGTCCCGCTTCCTCCTTTGGGATAGCTCGGATCACCGCCGCTTCCGCCCATAAATCATCCTCCTAATCAATTTCGAGTAGCGTAGCCGACAGTGGCGCGCTCCACCATACGCGATCCGAACCGACGCATGTCGTCCCAGATTACTGCGTCAAGGATTGACGGTCGAACCTCCAGAGCTGCGGCGAAATCGATGAAGCGTGCCTCAAGGCGCTCATAGTCGGCAGGCAGGCGCACACGGTCGGGAAAAAGCTTCATATGCCGACCAAGGCGAAGAACATGTATATCTAGAATCGCAACATTCTCGGCACCCAGCCAGTTGCGCGCAATCCAGCTCGCTGTCTTCGGACCGACGCCTGGCATGGCCATTAGTCTGTTGCGAAAGACCCGCGAGGCTTTCGCATGCGCTGAGCGCTCGGGCGCCAATTCGTCAGCCAGCACGAGGGAGCAAGCAAGCCGCTCCGCCTTCTGACGTGGGAAGCGGTAACTCTGAAGTCTCACCCCGCGTGCATCGGAAACTGGGATCCGTTCAGAGAGCAGATCGAACAGCTGCTCCACTGAGGGGCGCGCGCGCCATTCAAATACGCCTCGTTCTCGCAGATGGCGGAAGAAAGCGTCGTTCACCTCAACGCGCACTCCGTATCCACCCAAGAGACAGAAACCCAACTCTTCGTGAAGTGTGGATTCTCGTGCGACATACCCCTCACCGGCTTTCTCTGCATTCGCGCAGCGCCAGCGCCAATAGGCCGGCGAGAGGATCACATCAGGTCGACCCAGCGCGACCCCCGGAAGGACTTCGGCGCACCCATTTGCATCAAGCGCGGGCAGTACGCAGTGGCTGCGAGAGGGGTGGGCTTCACAAGCTGTCATGCATGATATATGCATTAAATCATGCATGAACACAAGCTCGATCAGCCTGCTTTTGGCATCGCCCTTCAGCGGGCTCGAAGGCGGCTTGGACTGTCGCAAAGTACTGTCGCGACAAAAGTCGGCCTTAAGCAGAGTACGGTTTCGCGTATCGAAAATGGTAATGTTTTTCAGTCGTCTAAGGTTAACGAGCTGAGGGCAATCATCGATGATGCGGCAAAGGAAGTTGACTTGGAGGGCGTCGTCGCAAACGTGGCGAATTCCCCCGAACTTCGCGCTCTTGTCGCGCGTATTCTCGATGGCAGTATGCATTCCTAATGCATGGTCTATGTCGCTGCCTTCCATTTTTCGCGATGTTCCAGGATTGTCATTCGGCCAATGCTGCGCCTTGGCGGTGCGCGGGTAGTTGGCGCCTGTAATGAGCCCGTTCGTACGCCCGATGCCGGGGTCGTCAGGCGCGGTCTGATCGACCTGGCTGTCGACCCCACTCCACCGGAAACGGCTCCAGCACCAGCGCCAACGTCACATCGGGCCCGTACGTCCCGTCCAGGATCGCCTCAACGATGTTAGGCGCGAGCAGCGTGAGCCGCAGGACGCGGGTCATGTAGGAGGGCGCTATGCCCTCCCGTTCGGCCAATTCGGCGATGGTGGCGTATTCGCCCGACTCAAGCATCCGCTTCCATCGGAATGCACGTGCCAGCGCCTTGACCAACGTGTTGTCCGCGCGCCGCGGCTGGGTAGCGCCTTCCGGCAGCTGCATCTCCTTCCGTCCGCCCCGCTTCACGATGCGGAACGGCACGTGGAGCGTCACCGTCTCCGGGGCTGGAGACCCGCGGGTCATGCAGCTTCTCCGATTCCGCCGGCAAGCATCTCGCGCGCGAGGCCACCGAGGCCATCAACGCGCAGGCGAATGTTGAGCCCGTCAGTGCCAACATCGACGCGTTCGACCAGCAGTGCCACGATGCGTGCCTGCTCGGCGGGGAAGAATTCGTGCCACAGCGCATCGAGTTGCTGCAGCGCCGCACGCGCGTCGGCCTCGGAGATGTCGTCGGCGTGAACACGCGCCGCCTTCCATGTCCCCGCAACAATCTCTGGCTGTCGGAACACGGCACGGAGTTGGTCGATGACCGTGGCCTCGATCTCCCCTGCTGGCACGCGGCCCACCGGGCATGACCCGGCACCGTGCTTCAGCACTGTCTGGCTGACGTAGTAGCGGTAGAGCCTGTCGCCCTTGCGCGTATGGGTCGGCGAAAACGCGGCACCATTGGGACCGAAGAGCAGCCCCTTCAACAGCGCGGGCGTGTCGGCGCGAGTCCGGGCGGCACGCTTGCGCGGGCTTGTCCGAAGGATGGCATGAACCTTGTCCCACGTCTCGCGGTCGATGATGGCGTCGTGCTCGCCGGGGTAGCTATCGCCCTTGTGGACCGCCTCGCCGATGTAGGCGCGGTTGCCGAGCATCCGGTAGATGTATTTCTTGTCGATCCGGTTCCCGCGCGGCGTCCGGATGCCGCGTGCGCCGACCTCCCGCGCCAGTTCCGTGCTCGACCCGATCTCGAGGAAGCGGGCGAAGATCCAGCGGACATGCGCGGCGCCTTCTTCGTCGATGACCAGCTTCCGGTTCTCGACCCGGTAGCCGTAGGGCGGCACCCCACCCATCCACATGCCCTTCCGGCGAGAGGCGGCGACCTTGTCGCGAATGCGCTCGGCCGTCACCTCGCGCTCGAACTGCGCGAAGCTGAGCAGGATGTTCAGCGTCAGCCTGCCCATCGACGTGGTCGTGTTGAAGGACTGCGTGACCGAGACGAACGTCACGCCGTTGCGGTCGAACACCTCGACCAGCTTGGCGAAGTCGGCGAGTGAGCGGCTGAGGCGGTCGATCTTGTAGACCACCACCACATCGACGAGCCCGTCCTCGATGTCTTCCAGCAGGCGCTTGAGGCCGGGCCGCTCCAGCGTGCCGCCCGAGATGCCGCCGTCGTCATACTGGTCGCGGACCAGCACCCAGCCCTCGGAGCGCTGGCTGGCGATGTAGGCCTCGCAGGCCTCGCGCTGGGCGTGGAGACTGTTGAACTCCTGCTCCAGCCCTTCCTCGGAGGATTTCCGGGTGTAGACCGCGCAACGCAGCTTGCGAACGACAGATTTGTTCATGCCGTTCTCCGATGGTTTTTCAGCCCGAAGAAGACCCAGCCGTTCCAGCGTGTGCCGGTGATCGCGCGCGCGATGGCGGACAGCGACTTGTAGGGGCGGCCCTGCCATTCGAAGCCATCGGCGGTCACGGTGACGATCTGTTCGACGCCCTGCCACTCGCGCAGCAGCCGCGTGCCGGTGATGGGACGGTCGCGGTCGGCGCGGATGCGGCGCTTGGATCGGTCGCCGCCGTCCAACTCCTCGCCCAGCCGCTCCAGCCGCCGGATCGTCTCCGGCCTCAGCCCACCATAGGCCAGTTCCTGAATGCGGTAGGCCAGGCGGGACTCCAGGTAGCGCCGGTTGAAGGGCGGCGGCTCGCTGTCGAACAACTCTCGCCACTGTTTCTTCAGCTCGGGCGTCGACGTGGTCTTGAGCGCGGCCAGGCGCGCGGGGATGGGATCGGGCTTGTTCATGCATTTCTCCGCTGAGTTGGAGTTGCATGACGGCATTGGTCGGGCGGATAGTGTAGGCAACGTTCTCCAGTATCGTCAGATACTTCGCCCATCTCCCGCATCCGCAGCCGAACCAGCCCGAGCGCCAGCAGGCCGCACAGCTCGGCGCGGCGCTCGGCGGGGGTCATTCGGGCGGGTGATAGCGGATTGGGGCGTTTCATGAAGGGCGTGTCCGTGAGGTCTCACCCTTCCTCTACTCACGGCCCTTTCAATCTGTCCCACGGACGGTGGCAATGCGCGAACCGCGCCTGTTTCGACTCGACTCAGGGTTGTTCTGGTTGTTAGAACATAATATGAACAAATGAGTCTTCAGCGAGGGGGTGCCATGGGGTCCGACATCAAGAAATTTGTCAATCCGAAGTTTCTCAACAGCATCGATGTCGTGCTCATGCGCGACCTCTTCGCGCGTCATTTCAAGGACGATGGCCTCCCTCTCGTGTTCGAGGGCGAAGTTGCCGAGATTCGCAAACGGATGGCCGCCTATTTCGCGGCGCCGATCACCGCCTGGTCCGAAGGGCTGATCGCGGATCTGCATCGGGTCGCCGAACTCGGCACCGGCGAAGGCATGCAACTCATCCTGAACGAGGCTCGCCGCCAGGGCGTGATCCTCTATTCCGACCTCGATGCGAAACAGGCCGACTCGGCGCCGGTGAGGCACGAATCCAAGCATGTGGCGTTGCACGCCTATCTGCATCACCACCCGATCTTCGAGGCGGCGGCCGATTTCCAGGCGCTGCGGGCGCCGACCGCCATGGCGGAGTTTCGCGGCCCGCAGCGCGATGTCGGAGCCGATCTGACCGAGGCGGCGTCGGCGGCATTCAAGGCCGCCATCGTGAAGCTGTTCGCGCAGGACCTGCAGGGCGATTACTGTCGTCTCGGCCCCTATGAGGAGGATGGCGAGATCAACCTCGTCGTCAGCCATGGCGCACCGGTCACGACCACGCCGGTCGTGGCGGGCGACCGCGAACAGATCATCACCCTGCGCGCGGTGAAATATGCGGCCCTGCGCTATGCATCGAACGAAGGGCTCCTGCGCATCGGCGGCGTGCCAAGGGCGCAGCAGGCCGAAGTGGCGGCGATCTTCGCCGAACACATCCTCGGGCGACCCGGTTTCTTCGCCGGCAAGGACGCGCGCGATCTCTATACCCTCGATCCCATCACCGCGTTCGGCCCGGACTTCGCATTCCAGCATGCGTTCGACGAGAGGATCCTCGAGGTTCGGATCGTGGCGGCAGCGGCCGATTTCTTCGCCGAGGACGAGGATGGCGCATGGCGCTATGTGCGCAGCTGGGAGTCGAAGGACGCATCCGGTGCGGCGCTCCGGCATTTCAAGGCCAGCGAGGTGCGCTTCGGCCGCGGCTGGCGTCTGGGAGAGATCACCTTCCGGGTGTTTTTCAAGAGCGACGCGAAACAGCCCGCCAAGGTGACCGTGCGTTTGAAGCCGCCCGGCACGCTCGCCTTCCGTCGCACCCGCTTCGAGAAGGCGATTCATGCGCTGGTCGCGCGCAACGGGCTGGAAAAGGATCGCGATGCTGACCTGGTTGTGGAAGCGGCTGAGTAACGGCGGGGCGGAGGCCAGGGTCTCCGGCCGGGCGCTACGCCGCTTCCCCGAGCGCGAGGTCGAGCGCCTGCTGCGGGCCCGGGTTCTGATCGAACAGCGCAAGGCCGACAATTGGCCGGTCTGCACGCATTGCGACTGCGGGCTTGATGCGCGCCCGATCCGGCGGGTCGGCGACGAGATTCGCGCTTGCTGTCCGCATGATGCCGCTGAAGACGTTGCCCTCACCGAGGACGACCTGAAACGCTATTCCGTCGACGGGGAACACCTGGCGGGCGAAATCGCGGCATCGGGCGGGCTTGTCGGCGGCGTGGTCCGGATGGATGACGGCGTCTGGCTGATCGGCAAGGCACCTTCAGGCTATGCCATGGTGCTTTGCAACGACCCTGACAGGTTGGAAGCGCCCGGCATGATCCTTGCGCTCAAGGCCGCGGTGGGCGGCACAAGGGTGGCCCTGATCGCCACCGCAATCGAGGCGACCATCGCAATTCGTTGGCGGGAAGCCGGAATTCCGGTGCTGGACTTCAGCGAGGTGATGATCCCTGACCAGTCCGGTGCGGATCGTCTGGACCTCGCGCGGATCCTTGCGGAGCCGCACGTCGCGGCGACGTCCTCAGATTCCGCCGCATCCAGAACCGCCCGGCTAATGATTTCACGCTCACGGCGAAGCGTGCAACTGGATGGCCGCGATTTCGTCCTGTCGCTTACCGAATTCGACTGTTTTCTCGGTGCCGCCGAGAAGGTCGCGGCTGGACAGGTCATGCTCACCTATCAGGAACTCTATGCCCTGACCAACCGGGCGACCCATCGCGATGTCATCAACGAACTCCGCGACAAGTTGCAGAAGCAGGGTCTGACGCGCGAACAGGCTTTCGACCTGGTGAAGACGGTGCACGGACGGGGACTGACCATCAGCTTGCCGGGACAGGACATCGACATCCGCGACTGAGACGATCCACGTTTCTCCCACGATTTTCCCACGCCATTCCCACCAATCGCCCGCAGCGAAACGGCAGTTTCGGAACAACAGCAATGATGTTCCGAGGCACCACGACATGCACCCACCCATTTCCCCCTCCGACCTCGCCACGCTGATCGACGAGGCCGACCTCGCGGCGCGGCGTCTGCACCGCAAGCTGGCGCTCCCCGCGGCCGATCTCGACGATCTCCGCCAGGACCTGCTCGTCGATCTGATCTGCCGTCTGCCCGGCTTCGATGCCCGACGCGGCAGCATCGGCGCCTTCGCGGGCATCATCCTGCGCAACCAGTCCGCGCGGATCGCGATCCGCCATCACCGCCAGCGCCGGGCGCAGGGCGGGACGGTGCTTTCGCTCGATGCGCCGATCGCTGGCGGGGTCGAGCCGCTGGGTTGCCTGTTGGCGGAAACCGACGGGCTCGCTGCCTGGCATGGCCAGGATGCCAGCGCGGCCGAGGATGCCGAGTTGCGTCACGATCTTGCCCTCGCCCTTGGCGCGCTGCCGGAAGAGGCCCGCAGGCTCTGCGCCGCTCTCGGGACCTGCGCCATCGCCGAGATTGTCAGCCACAGCGGCATCTCCCGCTCCGCCCTTTACCGCCGCATCGCCCGGTTGCGGCTCGACCTCGCGATGCGCGGGTTCGGGGCGCGGTGGGACGCCTCGCGAGCCGCGTGAGTAGAGGGAGGACATGGAGATGCTCATCATGCCCCGCACCGCCTTCATCCCGGCCAGGCCCCGGCCGCTCACCGATGTCGAATTCTGCGCCTGGATCGGTCAGGCGATGCCCGACGACCGCCTCGAATACCACCGCGGGTTTCTCGGGATCGACACGACGGCCGTCATCTCGACGCTGCCGGAGCCCGAGCGTCGCAGGCTTGGGGCGCTCGCCAGCGCCGCGCATCGGGCTTTTGAGGCGGACCTCGTCCACCTCGTTCAGGTGCGGCTCGGCCCGGACCGCTTCGCCTATCTCGCCATCGCCCGGACCAAGCCGCGCCGCACGCCCGTGCCGCTCGCCCGTCTCCTCGAAGACGCCGAGGCCGCGTGATGGCCCTGCCATCCCCTTCCAACGGAGTTTCCGCCATGCCGCAAAACGACAACGCCCCACGCCTCATTGACCTCGATCGCTTCGCCATTGGCGACATCGCCGCATTTCCGCCCGAGCTGCTGCTGGACCTGCAGACGACGGCGCTCACCGAGACCGCCCGCGTGAAGCGGCTGCGGGACCGGCTCGAGGCTGGCATCGCGCAACGTTACGAGGCCGCCGCCGCGGCCGAGCGGGCCACCCAGGGCAAGACCTCCGGCACCGTGCGCATCGAGGACGACGGCATCGTAATCGTCGCCGATCTGCCGAAGAAGGTGACCTGGGATCAGGACCGTCTCGCGGCGATGGCCGAGCGCATCCGCGCGGCCGGCGATGACACGACCGAGTATCTCGAGATCGCCTACCGCGTGCCCGAGCGGCGCTACGGCGCCTGGCCCGCGGCGATGCGCGAGGGCTTCGCGGACGCGCGGAGCGAGACCACCGGCAAACCCGTGTTCCGGCTCGAGACCCGAGACCGGTGACGCGCGGCGGCGGGACGCCCGCGCGGCAACGCCGGGCAGGTTCCCCTTCGGCACCCGGTCACCCCCCGCCGCCGCGCACCCTGAACGCAAATTCCGGAGAACCCCATGACTTTCCGCATCATCACCGCCGACGAGCGCATCTCCTCGGCCGAGAACAAGACCTCGCTGGCGATCTTCGGTCCGCCCGGCGTGGGCAAGACCACGCTCCTGAAATCGCTGCCCGCCGAGGAAACCGTCTGCCTCGACCTCGAGGCCGGGATGAAGTCGGTGCAGGACTGGCGCGGGGCGTCGATCCCGGTGCGCAGCTTCACCGATTTCCGCGATCTGGTGGTGCTGATCGGTGGGCCCGATCCTGCGCAGCATCCGCAATCCTGGTATGGTGCCGAACGCCATGCGTGGTTGCAGGCCCAGCACCGCGACAGCGGCATCGAAGCCTTTCTTGCCGCGCGCCGCATCGTGTTCGTCGACTCGATCACCGATTTGACCCGGCAAGTCATGGCCTATGCCCGCCAGCAGCCCGAGGCGTTCTCGGACCGGACCGGCAAGCCGGATGTACGCGGGGCCTATGGGCTGTTGGGGCGCGAAGTGATCCAGGCGCTGAAGCACCTGCAGCATGCGCGCGGCAAGACGGTGATCTTCGTCGGCGTGCTGGAAAAGGTCACCGACGATTTCGGGACGGTCACCTGGCAGCCGCAGATGGAGGGCAGCAAGGCCGGGCGGGAATTGCCCGGGATCGTGGACCAGGTGGTCTCGATGCAGCTGTTCGCGCGTGATGCCGAGGGCGAGTGGACCCTCGACGAGACCTCCGCCGAGCGCCGCCTCGTCTGCCGCTCCGGCAACCCCTGGGGCCTTCCGGCCAAGGACCGCTCCGGCCGCCTCGACATGACCGAACCGCCCGATCTCGGCGCGCTGCTCGCCCGGATCGATGGCCGAACCGCTCTCAAACCTGCACTCGCCTCCTGATCCCTGAAAGGAAACTGACATGAGCTACGATCTCAACGACGCCCAGCCGCAGATGGCCCCCATCGGCGAGCTGATCCCCGACGGCACCTTCGCCAAGGTCCGCCTGACCATCCGCCCCGGCGGCGTGAACGGTGCGACCCCGATGGATGCGGGGCTGCTGAAGGCATCGCAATCCAGCGATGCACGCATGCTCGATTGCGAATTCACCGTGGTCGATGGCCCCCATGCCCGGCGCAAGTTCTGGCAGAGTTTCACCGTGGCGGGCGGGAAGCTGGACGAGAAAGGCCAGTCCATCGGCTGGAAGATCTCGAAATCCACCTTTCGGGCGATGGTCGACAGCGCTCTCGGGCTCGATCCCAGGGACGAAAGCCCCGGCGCCAAGGCCAAGCGGGTTCTGCCCGGGCTCAAGCATCTCGACGGCATCGTCTTCGCCGCGCGGATCATGGTGGAGCCCGCCTCCAACCCGCAATACCGCGACCAAAACCGCATCGCCAACGTCGTTCTGCCCGACGACGCGAGCCATGCCGCGATCATGCGCGGCGAAACCGTGCCGCCGGATCCGGTCAACGCCCCGCCGCGCAAGGCCGTGAGCGCGCAGGTGCCGGGCTGGCAGGCGCCGACACCGGCATGGGGCGCGGCGCAACCGTCGCCCGCGGCGCCGAACTGGGGCGCGCAAGCGGCCGCCCCGGCACCGGCACCGCAACCCGCGCCGCCGCAGCCCGCACCGGCGGCGCCGGCCACCCCCGCGATGCCCGCGTGGCTCAATGGCTGAGGCACGACGGACGCGGCGGTCAGGTGGGGCGGCACGATCACCAACCGCCCAAGGCGATGGGGCTGGGCCGGGGAACCGGCCCATGACCCCGGACGAATGGCAGGCGCATGTGACGCGCGCCGCCGCGCTGGAGATCGGAAAATGGCTCGAGGCCCGAGGAAGACTGCACCAACCCATCGCAAGCCTTACCCTCGGCGACCTCGAGGCCATGGCGGTGAACGCCATCTCGCGCTGGATCGTGATGCAGGCGGAACGCCTGCACCGGCTGGATTGGCCGCAAGAGGACCCGATCGCGACCTTCTTGATCGGATAGCGCTCTGCGCCGTCTGCGCCCGAAAGGCGCGCGGCTTCGGCTACTGCCACGGCCTCCGCTGGGATCGCCATCCCTATCACCGCTTCTGCTCGCTCCGCTGTCAGGACGCAGGCAGCGCAATTGCCCAAAGGAACAATGGCATGATCGACAAGACCGCCCGCGAGGGCCGTGCGATCCGCGACGCGCGGACGCTCTTCGCCGAAGCGCTCACCGACCTCGGGCTCATGGAGCCCTTCTTCCATCGCAGCGCCGAAGACATCGACCGCCTGATCGAGGCGGCGGTGACCGGTTACGTCGACAGCATGCTGGCGCAGGGGGCGATCAGGGAACGCACCGGCACCGCCCACGACGATCCGATCCCGTTTTAGGGAGAAGCGCCATGATTGATCTGAACGACGATACGACGACCTGCGCCTGGAAAGGGCTTCTGGCCGCCGCCACCGAAAATGCCGCCACAGATTTCGAGATCGAATTCTGCGATAGCCTGCGCCAGAAACTCGAACGGTTCGGCGCGCGTGTCCAGTTGACGGACGCCCAGTTTCACAAGCTGACCTGCATCGCGCAGGCCGGTGGGTTCTGGGAGCGCGACCGATGATCGACCTCAACCATAAATCGGGCTTCCTCTACGGCGCCGCCGCGCCGCGTCCACCCATTGCCGAAGCCGTGTCCGCCGCCATCGACACGGCGCTGTCCGCGCGCAACCGCGCCGAGCGTCCGCGCACCTATGTCAGCTCCTCGGGTCTTGGCCGCGATTGTCTGCGCCAGATCCAGTATGACTTTCTGGCCGTGCCAAAAGACGAGGGTCAGGAGTTCGCCCCGAAAACCCTGCGCATCTTCGAGGCGGGGCACCGGGGCGAGGACATCGTCGCGGGCTGGCTGCGCATCGCCGGGTTCGATCTGCGCACGGCGCGCGCCGATGGGCGGCAGTTCGGCTTCGAGGCCCTTGGCGGCCGGTTCAAGGGCCATATCGACGGCTGCCTCGTTTCCGGCCCGGTCGCCATGGACTATCCCGCCCTCTGGGAAAACAAGGCGCTCGGGGCATCAAGCTGGAAGGACGTGGTCAAGCGCGGGGTCAGCATCGCCCGCCCGGTCTATGCCGCCCAGCTTGCGCTCTATCAGGCCTATCTCGATCTGCCGAAGCCCGCGCTCTTCACCGCGCTGAACCGCGACACGATGGAACTGCACGCCGAACTGGTGCCCTTCGATGCCCGCCTCGCGCAGGAAATGTCGGATCGCGCCGTCGCGGTGGTGCGGGCGTCCGAAGCGGGCGAATGGCTGCCGCGAACGGCGGCTGTCCCTACGGCGGTTCTGTGCCGGGGTGGCATGTCGGCGGGGAAATGGCATGCGCCCTGCGCGTGGGCGAACCGTTGCTGGAAGGAGACCCACGCATGATCCCCGACGCCTACGAACTCAAGCGCATCGTCCGCAACCACAGGGCTCGCTTCTGGTGCCCGGACCTGCTCGAAGCGGCGGAGTTCGCGCCGATCTACTTCTTCGACGATCAGGCCGCCTTCGACGGCGAGACCGTCGATCGCGCAATGACCCGGGTGCTGACCGGCCCGGTCCGGCTGCCGCATCCGACCGTGATCTTCGAGGTGCGCGAGCAGCGTCCGGCGCCCTCCGGTCTGATCGTCTGCGCACGCGAGCATGACGATATCGTCGAGGCGACCTTCCTGATGCGCAAGCGCGCGCCGGGCGGCTGGACCGACTGCCTGGTGCGGATCTGGATGCTTCCGGACGGCATGGTAGAGATCGAGGGCAATCCGGCCGAGCAGAAGGACCAGACGATACGCGGTCACGGCGAGGTCGCCGCCGGCATCGTCTGGCGGGCATTGACCATCCTCGGCGCATCGCCGGACATCCGCGACCGCAAGGTGTCGGTCGCGAAACGCACCCGCCTTGCCCGCGACGGCGTGCGCGGGTGGGTCTGGCGGCAGGTCGCCATCGATCCGGAACGCCTTCGGACCGCCGCCGCCGATCCGGGCGACAGCCATGCCAGCCCGCGCTGGCATCTTCGTCGCGGGCATTGGCGTCAGCTCGCCGATGGGCGGCGCGTCTTCGTGCGGCAATGCGAGGTCGGCAATCCCGAACGCGGCGGGGTGGTCAAGGACTACGCTGTCGGAGGACACGCCGCATGACCAGTTTCACCCCCTCGGCCGCACAGGCCGCCGCCATCGCCGAGGTCCGCGACTGGTTCGAAAATCGCACCGACCAGCAGCAGGTGTTCCGTCTCTTCGGCTATGCCGGATCGGGCAAGAGCACCGTTCTGAAATTCGCCCTCGACGACCTCGGCCTCGCGCCCCACCGCAGCGCCAGGGACGGCACTTGCGTGCCCGGCGTCGTCACCGCCACCTTCACCGGCAAGGCCGCACTGGTGCTGACCCGCAAGGGCACATCCGCGCGCACCATTCACAGCCTGATCTACTCGGTGATCGAGTCGACCGAAGAGGAAGTCGCGGCCGCCGCCGTGAAGGTGCAGGAAGCCGAGGCCGCCGCCCGCAAGCTGACCGGCTTCGACAGGACCGCAGCCGAGGCGGGAATCGAGGCGATGCGCCAGGCGCTTTCGGCCATGAAACATCCGCGCTTTGCCCTGAACCCGCAGAGCGATGCCGCCGATGCCAGACTGATCGTGCTGGATGAGGTGTCGATGGTGGGCGAGGAGATGGCGCGCGACCTGATGAGTTTTGGCAAGCCCATCCTGGTGCTGGGCGACCCCGGCCAGTTGCCCCCCATCAAGGGTGAAGGCGCCTTCACCCGTGACGCGCCCGACGTGATGCTGACCGAGATCCACCGCCAAGCGGCGGAAAGCGCCATCATCCGGCTGGCCACCATGGCGCGAATGGGCGAGCCCATCGGCTTCGGGACCTACGACGCCTTCGTGGCCAAGCTGCGCAAGGGCGACATCACCCCGGATCAGGCGCTGCGCGGCGGGCAGTTGATCTGCGGCCTGAACGCGACGCGGCTGCAACTCAACAATGCGATGCGCGCGGCCGCGGGGCTCGGCGGGACATACCTGCCCACCGGGGCTGCGGAAAAGATCATCTGCCTGAAGAACCAGAACGACCTCGGGCTGATCAACGGCATGTTCCTGACACTGGAAGGCATCGTCGACGAAGGCAGCCTCCATTTCTCGGCCATCGTCCATGACGAGGATGGTCGCCGGGTCGGGCCCCTTGATCGCGACGGCCGACCCGGCCGCCTGCGCGTCTACAAGGGGCATTTCGAGGATCATGTCGCCAACGATCCGAAACGCCACGACCGCGACTGGAAGGACAAGCGTCTTCTGACCGAAGCCACCTTCGGCTGGGCGATCACGGCCCACAAGGCGCAAGGCTCGCAATGGGAGAACGTGATCGTCTGGGACGACGGGCTGGGCCGGACCGATCTCGACCGCCGCCGCTGGCTCTATACCGCGATCACCCGGGCCGAGCGCGGCCTTGTGCTGCTGGCCTGAAGGGGGTGCGATGATCGACCTGAACGATGTCGCCACCGCCAACCCCCGCCATGATCTGGCGGCGGTGCGCGACCGGCTGGCCGTCACGGCCGCCGACTGGCTGCCGCGGCTGTTCCCCGAGGCGCGGCTTGCCCGTGACCGGCGCGCGTTGCGTTGCGCCGATCTTTCGGGCCGGGCCCCGCGCAAGGAGGGATCCTGCACCATCCACCTCGACGGGCCCTATGCCGGCTGGGGTTTCGACTATGCCACCGGCGAGCGGGCGGGCCCTATCGACCTGATTGCCCAGGCGACGGGCTTCTCTGACGCAGCACTTTTCGACGAGGCGGCGCGGATCGCGGGCATGGACCATCCGCCACCCCGGTCCGCGCCGCGCCCCAAGCCCGATCATTCCACCGAGATCGCGAGGCTGGTCGCGGGTGCTATCCCCCTGGTGGGCACCGTGGGTGAAGACTACCTCCGCGCGCGCGGGCTATCGGATCCTGCATCGCCGCATTTGATGTTCCACCCTGACCTGCCTGATTTCGAGAGCCGTCGCGGTTGGCCGGGGCTGATCGCGCTGGCGCGGTTCGCGAACGGAGATCGCGCACCCGGCATTCACCGGACCTTTCTGCTCGATGACGGCAGCGCCAAGGCCCCTGCGGGCAAGAAGATGCTGGGCTCGGTCGCGGACGCCGCAGTGCGTCTGTTCGCCATGCCAAAAGACGGCCACCTTGGTGTGGCCGAAGGCATCGAGACGGCTGTAGCGGCGCACGACCTCTTCGGCACACCGGTCTGGGCGGCCCTTTCGGCCGATGGGCTGGCGCGCTTTCGCTGGCCCGAGGGCACGACGCGCATCACCATCTACGCTGACGCGGGCGATGCCGGGCGTCAGGCAGCCGCGACACTGTCGGACCGGCTGAACCGGGCCGACATTGCGAACGAGATCGTCCTGCCGCTCCACGGGGATGATTTCAACGACGATCTGATGCGGGGCGCGCGGGCCGAGGACTATCCTGGCGAGGCCGCCGTGCCCGCGACCGCCTTGATGATCGAGCCCGCAGAGGATGCGGCGGCAGAACCGGTCGCCCCGGCCGGGGAAGATATCGACACGCTGGTCGCCGCCGCCGACGCCTTGACCAACCCGCCTGACATCACCGCCCTCGGCCAGCTTCTCGGCCGCGCCGCGCTTGCCAGACTGGACCCGCTGCCCGAACGCCAGATCCTCGCCCGGATCAAGACCGCCACCGGCATTTCCATGTCGATCCTGGACAAGCAGCTTGCCGAACTGCGCCGTCGCGTCAACGTCAGCGGCGATCCCAATGCGCGTATCGCCAAACCGGCCTGGTTCAACCGCCTGCGTCAGGACATGGCCGGAACCCCCGAACGCAACGAGGCCAATGTCATCATTGCTCTGACCTCCGATGTCGCCTTCGCGGGCGTGCTCGCCTTCGACGATTTCGCCCAAGAAATCGTGGTGCGGCAACCGCTGCCATGGGACAGCACGACCGGGCCATTTCCCCGGCCCTGGGAGGATGCGGACGACGTCCGCTCCGCCGAATGGCTGCAACTGCGCGGCGTCAACGTCGCCCCCATGGTGGTCGGCCGCGCGATAGGCGCCGTCGCCCGTGACCATCGCATCCACCCGGTGCGTGACTGGCTGGAGCACCTGCGCTGGGACGGCACGCCCCGGATCGAGACCTGGACCAGCACCTATCTCGGGGCCGAACCCACCGCGTTTCACCATACCGTCGGCGCGCTGTGGCTGATTTCGGCCGTCGCCCGCATCTTCCGCCCGGGCGTCAAGGCAGACCACATGCTGATCCTCGAAGGGCCGCAGGGCGCGCGCAAGTCCACCGCATTGAAGGTGCTGGCCGGTGAGGAATGGTTCACCGACGAACTGCCAGAGCTTGGGTCCAAGGATGCCGCCATCCACATGCAGGGCGTCTGGATCGTCGAGATCGCCGAACTCGACGCCATCGGCCGCGCCGAGGTCTCGCGCATCAAGGCGTTCCTCACCCGCACCACCGACCGTTTCCGCCCACCCTATGGCCGCTACACCGTCGAGGTGCCGCGCCAGTGTGTCTTCGCGGGTACGGTCAACCCGGACACCTACCTGCGCGACGAGACCGGCAACCGCCGCTTCTGGCCGCTCCGCTGCGGCACCATCGACATCGCGGCGCTCGCTCGCGACCGCTACCAGCTCTGGGCCGAAGCGGTCCACCACTTCCGCGCCGGGGCGATCTGGTGGATCGACGACCCGGCGCTGCTGGCGGAAGCCCGCGAGGAGCAAGACCGCCGCTACCAGTCCGACGCCTGGGACGACCTGATCGAGCACTGGCTGACACACGAGATCCGCACCGTCTCCGACGGCTTCCCCGACTATGGCAACTCCCGCACCGAGAACGTGCCGCGCCCGGAGCCGCTGCGGGATGTGTCGGTCGGCGAGATCCTCGAGGAGGCCATCGGGCTCGAACCCGCCCGCTGGACGCGAGGCGATCAGATGCGCGTCTCGGCCTACCTCAAGGCGAACGGCTGGGAGCGGTACCGGCGGCGCGACGAGGGCGGGCGCGAGGCGGCACGGGAGTGGCGGTACCGAAAAGGAGCTTGGTAGGCCTGTGCGCCTGGAGCCGATGCCACATCTCAGCGGTTTCATGCCCAGCGGGTGTCAATGGGGGATTCCTTGTCGGGCTAAGGGATGCTAACCTGTAAAAATGTCGCGGCGTCTTTTGGGTTGCTTCTGGCGACCGTATTTCGGGAGCAAGAATACCGTCTTCGTTGGGCGCTCGACCGAAAAGGTGGTGCATCGTGGTGCGTAAGGTCTGACATGGCGCGGAGCGATCTTCTTGTATCCTTGATTCGCGCGGGTGCGACCGGCGATCGAGAGATGCTGCGCTCCACCACCGAAGCGATGGTCGCGGAAGAGCGCGCCAAGAAGCATTTCATCGTGGCCGACCGCATGCAGCGCGCCTTATCGGCCGTCCCGATCACACCTCCTGCCCTTACGGCAAGCTCGCCTCACTTGGCGGATCCGAACGGGCGCGAGGCCATTCTCGAGGTCACGCCGCAGCTCCAGCTCGACGACATCCTGCTTCCTTTGCCAGCAAAAGAAAGTGGCCGCCAGCTTCTTGAAGAGCATCGCAGAGCGGATGTCCTGCGCACGAACGGCTATGAACCACGGCACCGGGTCTTGCTGTCGGGCCCCCCAGGCAATGGCAAGACGTCGTTCGCCGAGGCAGTGGCAGAGGGCCTAGGCCTGCCCTTCTTCGTTGTCAGATATGACGCCTTGATCGGCAGTTACCTCGGTGAGACGAACGCGCGGCTCCGCAAACTCTTTGACTATGTGCGAACGACTCCGAGCGTTCTGTTCTTCGACGAGTTCGATGCCATCGGCAAGGAACGCGGCGATACACATGAAACGGGAGAGATAAAACGGGTTGTCTCTTTCCTGCTCATGCAACTCGATCAGCTTCCCAGCTACGTCATTGTGGTCGCGGCTACCAATCATGGCGAGCTGCTCGATCGCGCTGTCTGGCGCCGTTTTCAGATGCGGCTGGCATTTCCGGCTCCCAAGAAGACCGAGATTGCGGTGTTTCTGGACCGGGTCATTTCGGGCTGGCCAGATGCACCAAAAATGGCGCTGAGCCGACTTGCCGGCCGCCTCGGAAATGTGAGTTACGCAGAAGCTCTCGACTTCTGCCAGAATGTCAGACGGCGGCAGATTCTTGGTTTAGGGGAGGTTTCGGTTGATGAGGCATTGCGCGCGGAACTGGATCTTTGGACTTCGCGCGTCACGCCCGAGTTCATAAATGCCGAGCGATCCAACAAAACCTCTCCTGAGACTGACGCCGAGAGCTGATCAGCCCCGCCCCAAAGGCCGCGCCCGACCCGTTCCCTCGCCAGATGCCTTTCCGCGAGACCGCCAGACCAGCGCGTTCGGCCCAAAGTTCACGCGCCTCGCCGAAATTCTCGCGCGCGGCGATGGGGCGCTTGAACTGCGCGCAGACCCTGCCGGCCTCGCGCCGGAACGGCTGCTGGTGTTCGAAGTCCGCGGCGCGATCAGTTCGTTTGCCGCGTCCATCCGCCAAGTGGGCGGGCTGGAACTGGTGGATGAGGAAGAACTCGACGGCGACGAGGAAGACAAGCAACCCGTCGCCTACCTTCTGGTCCCCGACATGGTGGCCTTGCGAAGCCTTGAATCGCTGTGGCGGCGGTGGCAGGCTGGACAACTGGTCAGAGGGGAAACGCCCTGGGCGAATGTGTTCGAACACCTCAGGGACTTGCGTGCATGGGGGCCAGACGACCGCGTTCAACCGTCAGATCGGACCTTTCTCTCCTCAATTCTCGACGGCCACCAGGACAACGATCTGATCCGACTGGAGATCGAACTGGTTTTCAGGGCCAATGAGGCGGTCGCTCGACTCAGTGAAGAGGAGACGTCACACGCGCTGACGGCGCGAGGGGGCTTGGTCCTGTCTCGCTGCCGCTTGCCCGACATTTCCTACCATGCACTCCTTGCCGATATCCCGGCTTGGGCCGTGCGCGAAATCATCGAACGGCGGATCGCGGGGATCGCTGGTTTGGACGCGGTGATGCACATCCGTCCGCAGTCCGAGGCCACGACCGTCCAGATCGGCGATCCTGAAGACAGCCCGCAGGCCGGGGAGCAGATCGAGGAACTCGGTGAGCCGATTCTTGCGGTGCTCGACGGCGTCCCTGTCAGTGGCCACAGGCGGCTGGCCGCCCATATCGACCTCGACGATCCCTTCGATCTTGAGCCGGACGCCCTCGTGGCGTCTCGGGCGCATGGAACGGCGATGGCATCCCTCGTCATTCACGGGGACCTCAATCGCGGCGAGGCCCCACTGCCGAGAAAGATCCACATGATCCCGGTCTTGGGGAACAATGATGCCTTCCCTCCCGACAGGCTCATTGTCGACATGATCTACCTCGCGGTCACAAGGCTGCGCGAACAGCGCCCCGGGGTCGTGATCGTCAATCTCTCCCTCGGAAATCGATATCGGCCATTCCACAAGCACCTTTCGCCCTGGGCCCGCCTGCTCGACCGCCTAGCCTATCGCTTCGGCCTGCTCTTTGTGGTGAGTGCCGGCAATCAGGTCTTCCCATTCGGCATGCCGGGTTACGCCACCAGCCGGGACTACGAGGATGCCGACGCAGAAAGCCGCGCGAAATCAATGGTTGCTACGCTGCATGGCGTCATGGCGGACCGCCGCCTGCTATCGCCAGCAGAGACGGTGAACGGCATCACGGTCGGTGCTGGAAACGTCGACGCCGTCGGTCCTGCCGAGCGCGGGTTGGCGCGAGCCTTGATCGATCCCTTCCCGGCTCACGTCGCGGCGAACCCATCGAGCAGCCTCGGACCGGGCTTTGCCAGATCGGTCAAGCCGGACATTCTGATGCCCGGCGCCCGCGAACACATGGCCTGTGTCGGCAATCACCGGCACATTGACGTCCGTCCGGCATCGGCCTCGCGCGGAGCGGGGCTCAAGGTTGCGGCGCCGCCAAGGGCAGGTCGAGAGAATCTTGACGGCTATTCGAATGGAACCAGCGCAGCAGCGGCGCTTGCGTCGCGGACGTGTCACCGCATCCACGATGCCCTCGAGGCCGCCTATGGGGACGCGTTTCTGCGCATGCCGCCCTTGCAGCGTGCAGTTCTGCTGAAGGCCCTTCTGGTACATCCGGCCCAATGGCCGAGGGAGACCGCTGAACTCATCAAGAATACCCTCGGCCCCACCGGGCGCGGCCAAGCGTCTAAGCAGAAGGATAACATTCGGCGCTTCCTCGGCTACGGCTATGTCGATTCTGATGACGCGGTGGCTTGTGCTGCGGATCGGGCGACGTTTTTCGCAACAGGGCTCTTGGGGGCCGATCGCATCGCAACGATCGACGTGCCGGTACCTTCGGCAATTGGCGGAAAGGCAAGACCGCACAGCCTGTCAGCAACGGTTGCTTGGTTTTCGCCTGTTGTGCCCGGCCGCAAGAGCTATCGCAGCTGTCGACTGAAGGTTCTCACACCGGTCGAACTCGACGCGCTCGCTGTCTCTGGCGATCGTTGGCATCCAGACGAAAATCAGAGTAATCGCGGGACAGTCAACTCGCGGCGCTGGAGCGGGGCGAATGCGCCGGTCGTCACGCCCAACATGACGATTCCTCTTGTCGTACAGCGCGATCCCGATCAAGGCGCGCCAGTTGATGAGGCGATACCCTTTGGATTAGCCGTGACAATTTCAATGCCGAGTGAAATCGGCATCTACGACGAAGTGCGGGCTCGACTCGCGCCGCTGGTCCAAGCGCGTCCGGCCGGAGGAGCTTGACGCTGCGACGTCGCACAGAAGATTTCCGTATAGAGGCCCACGCTAGCCAGACGCAGCGCGCGACAGCTTGACGGCGTCGCAGATACACGGATGACACTGTCGCCTGCTGAGCATTGAAAGGCAGCATTCCTCCCTCCGCTGCCCGTCCTCAGTTTTTCGGAATCCGCCTGGCTTTCGTCACTGGGTACTGTCCCAACCCCCCTGGTGGTCCCAACCCTGTCCCAACCTTCCGAGGGGGTTGGGGACACGAAAAGGTGTGCAAAAACAACGGTGTCCCCAACCTCACTCCGTGGTCCCAACCTTTTACCATACATTGATGTGGGAGAACGGAAAACGTCGGGACCATGTTTTTCCATACGAAAAGAGAAGGCCCCCCGTTGGGGACACCGAGGTTGGGACCACATCCGGTCAAACCATTGGTGTGGAATGATAAAACCCTGTCCCAACCTCCCCGAAGGTTGGGACCACGCGCCCTGAGGTTGGGACCGGAGCTGAGGTGAGCGTCGATCGCCGCCCGCCGTCGCGCCCGTGGTCGTTTTCGCTTTGGCGCAGACCCGCCGGATGCTAGATATTGCGGTGACCGAAGCCGAAGGCCCACAGCTTGTGAGCCTTCACGATGAACACACCGATCCCCGCGCAGGACGTCCGCCCCGAGCCGGGCGCGATCTCCAGGTCCTGCATCCTCGCGCTCGATCTCGGCACCACGACCGGCTGGGCGCTCCGGACCCATGAAGGCCTGACCACCAGCGGCACCGCGTTGTTCCGCCCGGGCCGCTTCGATGGCGGTGGCATGCGTTATCTGCGCTTCACCAACTGGCTGACGGAGATCGACCGGCTGTCCGGTCCCATCGCCGCGATCTGGTTCGAGGAAGTCAGAAATCACAAGGGTGTCGACGCATCGCATGTCTATGGCGGTCTGATGGCCACCCTGACCGCATGGGCCGAGCTGCGCGGGGTGCCTTATCAGGGCGTGCCGGTGGGCACCATCAAGCGCCACGCCACTGGCCGAGGCAACGCCCCGAAGGAGGCGATGATCGCCGCGGCGCGAGCCCGCGGGTTCTCTCCCGCCGACGACAACGAAGCTGATGCTATCGCGCTCCTGCTGTGGGCCATCGCAACGAATGGGGGTGTCGCATGAGGTGGCATCCCCATGGCTACGGCGGGCACCGCCGCAACCCCGACGAGGTCAAGCGCGACGGCTGGAAGGAACAAGGGCTGCTGGCCGTCGCCATCGACGACGACCGCCTGACCTGGCCCGAACGCGAGCTGGTCCGTCAACTTGGCGAGCGGCTCTATGGCAAGCGGGAACGGGAGGCGCGCCATGGGTGAGTGGACCACAGCGCAGGTGCAGGACCGGCTGGAGCTCGCGGCGGGCGTGATGCGGCAGATGCCGGGCGTGATGCCGCAGGGCTTCTTCAACGCATGGCCCGAGTATTTCCACAGCTTCGCCGACAAGGTCGGCCAGGAGCCGCGGATGCGTCGCCCGAGGCCCAGCCCGCGTCAGATCACGCAGGCCGAGGAGGCGATGCTCTGGCTGCGCTGGCTGGAGAAGAGCGACGCCCGCATCGTCTGGTTGCGTGCCAACGGCGAGCCGTGGAAGAAGATCACCTGGGAGATCGGGCTGAGCCGTCCGGCAGCCAACCGCCACTGGCAGTACGGCGTCGCGCTGATCACCTGGCGGCTCAACGGTCGCGTGCCGTCCTCGCGACGTTCGAAGCGCTTCGTGGTCGAGAATGCCGACCGGCTGTCAAGGAAAATCGTCCTGTGAGGGAATTTTCGGAGAGACATCGGACGGGGTTCACCCTGCCCGCGCCGAGGCCTACAAAAACGATATGCTCGGGAGAGGCGCGCGCGGGACGGCCCGCGCCGCTGGCTTCCGGGGTCCATCTGGAAGCCAGGCCGGAATCCAGATCGGGGTCCGGATGGTTCGAAGGGCGAGTGGCAGGCGGTTGACGGGGGGCGCGCGCAGAGAATGGTTTTCCGGATCAATCGGTGACCGGTCGTCCCTGAGCCAAACCGCCAAGCCATTGTTTTACGGTTCCTTTCCGGGCCGAAACGTATGCTGGCGGGCGAAGCGCGGCATATCGCCAGCGACAGGGCCGATTTTTTGGGAAGCCACCCCGGGTGGAGTCCACCCCCGAAACCACAAATAACCACGCAATAACAACCACTTGGCTGGTGGACTCCGGGGTGGACACCCTGGACCCCGGAGTCCAGCCGGAAGCCCGTGGATGCCCGCATCGCGGAATCCACCCGGGCGGAAGCCGCCCCATCATCGACAGGAACCTGCATGACCCTCAGCTTCGCCCCGGACGCGATCGAGATGTGGCCGCTTGCGCGCCTGCAGCCCTGCGCGAGGAACGCGAAGGTGCATGGCGCCGAGCAGGTCGCCAAGATCGCTGCCAGCATGGCCGAGTTCGGCTGGACCGTGCCGTGCCTCGTGGCCGAGGACGGTGAGCTGATCGCGGGCCATGGCCGGGTGCTGGCCGCCACGCAACTGGGGCTGACGGAAGCGCCGGTGATCGTGCTCGGCCATCTGACCGAGGCGCAGCGGCGGGCCTATCGCATCGCCGACAACAAGCTGACGGAGCTCGGCACCTGGGACGAGGCGTTGCTGTCGGCGGAACTGAACGACCTGCTGGCCGAGGATTTCGACCTGTCGCTGGTCGGGTTTTCCGACGGCGAGTTGGACAAGCTGCTGGCCTTCGTGCCGGAGGGGGACGGCGAGGAAAGCGGCGGCACCAGCGTGCCGCCGGTGACCATCCCCGAGCCGCCGCGCAATCCAGCTTCGCGCACGGGCGATCTCTGGATCCTTGGCGACCATCGGCTGCTCTGCGGGGACAGCACGAACCACGCCGACGTGCGCCGCCTGATGAACGGCGAACGGGCGGTGCTATTCGCCACCGACCCACCGTATCTGGTGGATTACGACGGATCGAACCACCCGACGCGGAATAAAGACTGGTCGGCGTCTTATGGCACCACCTGGGATGACAGCAGCCAAGGCGCGGACCTCTACGACGGTTTCATTGCCGCTGCGGTCGCCGAAGCCATCGCCGACGATGCCGCGTGGTATTGCTGGCACGCCTCGCGCCGCCAGGCGATGCTCGAAGCCTGCTGGGAGAAGGCGGGCGCCTTCGTCCACCAGCAGATCATCTGGGTGAAGGATCGCGGGGTTCTGACCCGCTCGCACTATCTCTGGAAGCACGAACCCTGCTTCATGGGTTGGCGTCGCCCGAACCGGCCGCCGAAGGTGGCCGAGGAAACGCTGCCCTCGACATGGGCGCTGCCCAGCTTCGCCAAGGACGACCGGCCCGACCACCCGACCCCGAAGCCGCTCGACGCGTTCGGCATCCCGATGCGCCAGCATGTTGCGCGGGGCGGCCTCTGCTACGAGCCCTTCTCGGGCTCGGGTTCGCAGATCATGGCGGGCGAGGCCAACGGCCGCCGCGTCTTCGCAATGGAGATTAGCGCGGCCTATGTCGATGTCGCCGTCGAACGCTGGCGGGCCGAGACCGGGCGCGAGGCGATCCTCGATGGCGACGGTCGGACCTTCGCTGAGGTGAGAACCGAGCGGCTGGGGGACGACGCCGAAGCCCGGGCCGATACGCCGGTCAAGGACGCCGCCCCCGAACCCGCGCGAAAGCGCAAGACCGCCGCGTGACATGCATGACCTGGCTTTACGTTCCTCCGGAGACACTTCCGGAGCCGGAGACGCATGCCTCTTCGGCCTCTCCCTCTGCTCCGGCGCAGGCGGTCTCGACCTCGGGCTTGCCATCGCCATCCCCGGATATCGTGCTGTGGGCCATGTCGAACGGGAAACCTTCGCCGCAGCCACTCTCGTGGCGCGGATGGAAGACGCGTCCCTGGATCAGGCTGTTGTCTGGGACGACGTTGGAACCTTCGACGGCGGCCCGTGGCGCGGCGCGGTGGACATCGTCACTGCGGGCTATCCGTGTCAGCCGTTCTCCGTCGCAGGCAAGCGCCGGGGCACGGACGACCCGCGCCACCTCTGGCCGCATGTCGCCCGCATCATCGGCGAGGTCGAGCCACCCTTCGTCTTCCTCGAGAATGTCGCCCATCATCTCCGCCTCGGCTTCCCCGAAGTCGCCGCAGGACTGGTCCGCATGGGCTACAAGCTTGCGGCAGGCCTCTTCACGGCGGCGGAAGTCGGCGCGCCCCATCGACGAGAGCGGCTCTTCATCCTCGCCATCCGCGAAGGGGACGAGTTGGCCGACCCCGCGCGCCTGCTCTGGGACCCGTTCGAGCGGCGGCAACCGGACGGAGATGCTGCGGCTCTGGCCGACACCGATGGCGAACGACGGTTGCAAGCCGAGCGCGGGCAACCGCAAGACGGCCGATCTGACCCATTCGGCGGGGATGTGGATGACGCCGACGGCCCGGGACCACAAGGATGGCGCGACGAGCCTGGCGAACACGCCGGTGAACGGCCTGCTTGGCCGCCAGGTCCTGGTGACGCCAGCGGTTGGCGCGCCTTCCTGCGACACGCCCCGGACCTCACATGGGCACTCCGATGTCAACGGTTGGCATTTGGTCACATGATTACGCTCCGTCTGTTTCAGGATCCGAGGTCCGAGCCCGAATGCATGACGCGGCCCGGTTCCGGGCACGATCAACCTCACATACGGTCGCGCAGGTGCCCTGTCGGGCGGTCGGCGCGGTCCAGAATTCCGCTTGCGGCGGGCTGGGCTCGAGCGGATGAGACCAATCTTGAACACGGTTCTTGTCAGACCAGGGTCCGGCCCGGTTCATCCACCCGGATCCGGCGAGGCTGATCGGGCCCCGTCGAATTTCGAAAAAAGGATGTATCAGGTCAGGCGGGTTTCATCGCGGCACCCTCGATCACGACACCCGTGGCGACGTATTTCCAGAGTGCAACCAGCAGCTTTCGCGCCAGCGCCACGATGGCGGGTTTGCGCGAGCGGCCACCCTGATGCGCCACCCTGTCGCGAAACCACTGCGTCAACGCCGATGTCGGCTGGTGCTGCAGCCAGAGCCAGGCCAGCTGGATCATCGTGGTGCGCAGCCGCGGATTGCCGGCTTTCGACACGCCTTGTTCCTGGTCGACCGCTCCGCTCTGCCACGGCGTCGGCGCCAGACCCGCATAGGCGGCCACCTGCCTTCGGTTGTCGAAGTGACGATAGAGCCCCTCCGACCAAAGCAGCATGGCGAATTCCGGGCCGATCCCCCTGATCTCCAGCAGCCGCGCGGCCGAGGCGGGCAGCGCGGCCTCCCGGGCCTGTGCCAGTTCGGCATCGCGCTCGGCCTCCACCGCCTTGATCTGCGCCAGCAGCAGTTCCAGCCGGTCGAGCTCGCGCAGGATCTGCGCCGTCAGATGCCGCGGGAGTTCCCGGCCGTCCCCGGTCCGCAGCTCTTCCAGCCGCTTGCGACGATCGCGCCGCAGCGGCTCATATCCGCTCACGCCTTGCGCGAAGAGCAGCCCCTTGATGCGGTTGACATGCGCAACACGCTCGCCGGTCAGGGTCTTGCGCTCGCGCATGATCCGGCGCGCGTCCTCCTCAGCGGGCGACGGGGCCCGGACCATGGCGCAGACCCGCGGCTCTGCCCGCTTGAAGGCCAGCAGCGCCCGCACCAGTGCCTCGCCGTCGATCCTGTCGGTCTTGGCGCGCCGCCGCCGACGCGAGGTCGCGATCGAGGCCGGATCGACGACATGGCTCTCGATGCCTTCCTTCACCAGCGCGCGGTGGATCCAGAAGCCGTCGAGACCCGCCTCCTGAATGGTGACGATCGGGAAATCCCGTCCCGTGCGCGCCTTCGCTTTCGCTACAAGAAGCCGGAAACGCTCCATGAGCCCCGCAATGTCGCCGCCCGGCACGCTGTGCTTCGACATCTTCTCGCCGCCGCCGGGCGACAGCGACGTGACGACCCAACGCGATCGGCTGAGTTCCAACGAGACGAAAATCGCGCCAAGATCGGTGCGGATCGCGGCCGGCGTGATGATCGCGGGGGAAGGCTTGTTCATGGCTGTCTCCTGTGCAGATGGGTGTCTGAGCAACCCCACTCTGCCAGAGCGCCGGTCGCGGTCCACCGCCCATGGAATCTTGAACCCGCTGTTCGTCGAGGCGCTGATGGGCTGGCCCACCGGGTGGACCGGCTTCGGCTCTGTGGCAACGGCGTGGTCCCGCTGGTTGCAGCGTATGCGCTCCGAACTCTGGCGGCTGAACTGCTGGCCGATGGATGAGGCCGCGACATGAAGCAGTCGCGCCTCATGTCGCTGGTCGAATCCGTCGCCAATGTGATCGTCGGCTACGGCGTTGCGGTCGTCACGCAGATCCTGATCTTCCCGGTCTTCGGGCTGCACACGACGCTGGCGCAGAACCTGAAGATGGGCGCGATGTTCACGGTAGTGAGCATTGCACGCTCCTTCGTCCTGCGAAGGGTGTTCGAGGCGATCCGGGGGCGATAGTGACGGTCAGATTGGCGGACGAAGCGGTCGTTTGCGGTCTGCCAGTGCGACTGACGCGCGCACTGGCAGATAGCGTCAAGTCAGAGTCTGAAGGCGCACCTCACCGGCATTCAGGAAGCAGGCTTTTGAGAAGATGCCGGAAGGGATTGGATTGGGAAGGCGAAGGTCGGCAATGCCCGGCACAGCCGTGACCTCGGGTTCGTAGGACCGGTCGATCTGCGAGATCACTCCCAGAATGACACCGGTGCTGCGTGTGAATGCCTGCAAGACCTTCATCTGTTCCGAAAGCGGGGGCTTTGTCCTCTGCTGATCGAGGATCTGCAAATAATCGATGACAGCCACAGTGCCCCTTGGTGCGCCCAACAGATGCTGGACGATGCTGTCGGCGCAGATATCGTCTGAGGTGACGATTTCGGGCATGAGTTCGGGCAACGGGTCGGCAAGTGCGCGGAACTGCTCGATCGCCTCGCGTTCAGTGTATTCCAGCGTGAAGAGGACGCTTCGCCGCCCTGCGTGGGCAGTATCGAGCAGCAGCTGCAATCCAAGCCGCGTCTTACCTTGCCCGGGACGGGCAGCGATCAGGAGCATATCGCCATATGCAAGCTCTTGCAGCAGTGGGTCCTCATTGGAACCCGCCTGGACGCGTGATGCCAGCAGGCTCCATGCAGTGAAGCCTTCGTCAATGGCAACACGGTCCTGTGCTAAATGCAGAGGAATTTTCTCATGACGGGCCAAGAGCTTGGCACGCCGTTTCAACTGATAGATCGGTGCGGACAGTCGCATCACGGAACCTCCATATCGAGCCGGAAACGCAACCCCTCCTTATGCGAACGCTCGAACAGATGGTTCGATGATCTCAGTCACCCCGTATGTGCAATACTTCCCCATCTGGAGGGGGGAGGCGCGGGTCAAGCCTAACGACAATATTATTCATGATCAGGGAGCCACGCAACCCGTTCGTCCGCTTCGGGCTCTTCGCGTCGATTGCCTGCCACCGCTGAATGAGCAACCGCCGCCCAGCAGGACGGCGGCCTGATCGAGTTCGTGGCCTACCCCTTAGCCCTCGGCGATCATGTAGCAGCGCCCGCGTCCTGCGACCTTCTCGGAGGTGATGGTGAGTCCGAGTTTCTTCTTCAGCGCGCCGGCCATGAAACCCCTCGCGGTATGAGGTGCCCATTGCGTAGCGTCCACGATCTCGTCGATGGTGGCGCCGCCCTCGGCCTTCAGCATGGCGATGACCGCCTCCTGCTTGGTGCCGCTGCGGCGGCGAGCGGGCACGGGCGCAGGTTCGGCCGCCGGCAGCTCCTCCGGATCATCCGTGATTCCGAGAGTGCTGTAGGCCAGCGACGTGGCGCGCAGGGTGATAGGGCCGCGCTCCTCGTCGTGCCGCCAGACCGTGTTGAGGTCGGTGGCGGCGACCTCTTCGATCAGCCCACGCTTGAGCAAGCTCTTGCAGACATTGCCGACGGCGCCGCCCTTGAGGTTGGCGGTGACGGGGAACAGCATCCCGTCCTCGCGCGCGCAGGCGGCGGACAAGATTACGGCTTGGGTGTCGGACAGCTGGATCTGGGTCATGGGGGCGTCTCCGTGTTCGGGGCCGCGACCGTCGTGGCCCTCCTACGACCCCGAGCCGCGCTGGGCGCGGCAGGAGTTCCGGCGGTGCCGGATGTCAGCGGGCGTGCTCGCCCTCGCCGAAGGCGCTGTCGGTGATCTCGCGCAGCTTGGCGCGGTAATGGTTCAGGGTGCCGACGTCGCCCCAGTCGATCTCGTCGGGGTGGGTCTCGAAGTGGTCTGCGCTGAGGGCGGCGAGCCGCTCCAGCATCGCCTCGATCTCGAACTTTGCGGCGAGGAAGGCGTCGAGGGCCTTGGTGTTGTCCGGTGGGCGGCGGGTCATGGTGGTGGCTCCGTTTTGAGTTGCTACGTTCCTGTGCAATCAGAATCGCTCCGCCACGCCCGAAAGTGTAGGCAATTCAGAGCCATATGATTGCTTTCTGGCCGACACCATTCAGATCAGCTGCAGGCTGGCCAGCATGGTGCTGGCGGCCACAAGCTCGGTGGTCGGCAGTTCGATCTTGATGTGCGAGATCACGTCCGAGGCTTCAGCCGCAATGCCCTCATCGCGCAGCGCGGCCTCGATCATGCGGGCGGCAGCTTCGGGACCCTTGAGGTTCAGCGGATCCGGCAGTGCAGTGTGATCGATGCGGATGGTGGTAGTGGCAGTCATGTGGGTGTCCTTTCAGGTTTGGGTTTCGACAGCGCCAGCGCGGCGTCCGGCGTCATAGGCCTCGACGAGCGCGTCGCGGATGGCCCAGACGGCGACATCGTGGAAATCGAGCCGGTCGGAGTTCCGGGTCTCGATCGTCTCGAGGAAGAAGCGGCGCTGTGCGATCTCCAGGATCAGCGCGTCGCGGGCGGCGGCGGGGTCGGTCTTGTGGCGGGGCATGGCAGGTTCCTCGGGTGAGTTGCATCGTCCTTCTGGACACACGTTCCCTCAGTCCGCCGTGCTTATCAACTCGATAAGCGCATGATTCAGAATGATAATCGGAGCCGTCGATGCAGGGCATGAGCGAGCGCCAGTACGCCGCCCATGTCGGGCTGTCGCGGGGCGCGATCCAGAAGGCGAAGACGGCCGAGCGGCTGGTTCTCTATCCCGACGGCAGCATCAACGCGGCCGCCAGCGACGCCCGGCGCGCGGAAACAACCGATCCGTCCAAGACGAGGGTGAGCGTGGACCGTGGCGCCAGTGGCGCCACGCAAGCCCCGCGAACGCCCGCGCCGAAGCTGAAACCCGTCCCCGAGGCGGCAGTGGCGGCCGTGGGCGACACGCTGCGCGAACAGGGTCTGGCGGTCCCGGCGGTCGGCGGCGGCACGACCTTTCTGCAGGCCAAGACCGCGAACGAGGTGCTGAAGGCGCAGGAGCGGCGCATCCGGCTCCAGAAGCTGAAGGGGGAATTGATCGAGCGGGCCCGCGCGCTGGCGCTGGTGTTCCGGCTGGCACGGGAGGAACGGGACGCGTGGGTGAACTGGCCCGCGCGCGCGGCCGCGCTGATGGCGGCCGAGCTCTCGGCCTCGTGCAGCGACGCGACGGGCCAGCAGATCACCGTGGAGCCAGCCGCGATGCAGAAGGTGCTGGAGAGACATGTACGCGCCCACCTCGACGAACTCGCCGAGGTCCGGCCCGACTTCAGGTGATGATGATGGCCTGACGGACTTCGACGGCGCGGGCGAGATCCTGCGCGCCTGGGGCAACGGGCTGCGGCCCGACCCGGACCTGACCGTCTCGCAATGGGCGGACCAACACCGGACGCTATCGAGCCGGGCTTCCGCCGAACCGGGGCGGTATCGGACGGCACGCACGCCCTACATGCGCGAGATCATGGACAACCTCTCGCCCGCGAGCCCTGTGCAGCGGGTGGTGTTCATGAAGGCGGCTCAGGTCGGCGCCACGGAAGCGGGCAACTGCTTTATTGGCTTCGTGATGCATCATGCGCCGGGTCCGATGCTGGCGGTCCAGCCGACCGTGGAACTGGCCAAGCGCAACTCGCGCCAGCGGATCGACCCGCTGATCGACGAAAGCCCGGATCTGCGGGAGCGGGTGAAGCCCGCCCGGTCGCGCGACGCGGGCAACACGATGCTGTCCAAGGAATTCGCGGGCGGCATCCTGATCATGACCGGGGCGAACTCGGCGGTCGGGCTGCGGTCCACCCCGGCGCGCTACATCTTCCTCGACGAGGTCGACGCCTATCCGGCCTCGGCCGACGAGGAAGGCGATCCGGTCACGCTGGCCGAGGCCCGGTCGCTGACGTTTGCGCACCGGCGCAAGGTGTTCCTGGTCTCGACGCCGACGATCCGGGGGCTGAGCCGGATCGAACGGGAATACGAGGCCAGCGACCAGCGCCGGTTCTTCGTGCCGTGCCCGCATTGCGGTCACGCGCAATGGCTGCGTTTTGAGCGGCTGCGCTGGCAGAAGGGGCGGCCGGAGACGGCGGAATATCACTGCGAGGGCTGCGAGCGGCCCATCGGCGAGCATCACAAGACGGCGATGCTGGAAGCGGGCGAATGGCGCGCAACGGCTGTTGCCGCCGATCCGACCACGGTCGGGTATCACCTCTCGGCGCTCTATTCGCCGGTGGGCTGGCTGAGTTGGGAGCGGATCGTGCGGTCATGGGAAGCAGCCCAAGGGTCGGACGAGGCGATCAAGGCGTTCCGCAACACGATCCTCGGCGAGACATGGGTCGAGACCGGCGAAGCGCCGGACTGGCAGCGACTGGCGGACCGGCGCGAAGCATGGCCAGCGGGCACGGTGCCTGCGGGCGGGTTGTTCCTGACCGCCGGGGCGGACGTGCAGAAGGACCGGATCGAGGTCGATGTCTGGGCCTGGGGGCGCGGGCTGGAGAGTTGGCTGATCGATCATCTGGTCCTCGAGGGCGGGCCCGGCGATCCGGCCTGCTGGCAACGGCTCACCGATCTGCTCGGCCGCACATGGGCGCATGCCTGCGGCCAGCACATGACGCTGGCGCGGCTGGGCGTAGACACCGGCTACGAGACCTCGGCGGTCTATGCCTGGTCGCGGCAGGTGGGGTTTGCGCAGGTGGCCCCGGTGAAGGGAGTCGAGGGCTTCAACCGGTCGAGCCCGGTCACTGGCCCGACCTATGTGGATGCCACCATCGCGGGCAAGCGCCTGCGCCGGGGCGCGCGGCTCTGGACGGTGGCGACCTCGACCTTCAAGACCGAGACCTATCGCTTGCTGCGCCAGGACCGGCCGACGAAGGAAGAGATCGAGGGCGGTGCCTCGTTCCCGCCCGGCACGATCCATCTGCCGGACTGGGCCGACGGAGAATGGCTGAAGCAGCTGACCGCCGAGCAACTGGTGACCGTGCGCACCAAACGCGGCTTTGCCCGGCTGGAATGGCAGAAACTGCGCGAGCGCAACGAGGCGCTGGATTGCCGGGTCTATGCCCGCGCCGCCGTGTGGATCCTCGGGGCTGACCGCTGGGCCGAGGCGCGGTGGGACGATCTGGAGGCCCAACTCGGGGTCACGGCACAAGACACGGTTGATGGTGGGGCCGGAAACACCACACCCGTTTCACGGCGGACGGCGCCGCGCCGGCGCACGGTGCGCTCAAACTACATGAGGTGATCCATGGCCACGGCAGGTGAACTCCGCGCCCGGCGCGAAGCGCTGGCCGCGCAGAGGTCCTCGGGCGTGGCGCGGGTCAGTTATGACGGCAAGACCGTCGACTATCGCAGCGTCGCCGAGATCGACCGGGCCATCGAGGCGCTCGACCGCGAGATCGCGGCGGCCGAGGGGCGGCGGATCGTGCGCCAGGTCCGGGTGACGACGGCGAAGGGTCTGTGAGCATGGGGCTGTTCGATCTCTTCCGCCGTCCTGCGCGGGGCGATCCTGCGTCATCCGGGCTTACGCGGCTCCCCCGGAGCCACGGTCCCTCCGGACTGCGCGCCCGGCTCGAAGGCGCGATGGCGAAGCGCAGGCTGCGCGGCTGGAACCCGCCCTTGGAGAACATCAACGCGCTCGTTGCCTCGGGTGGGCCGCGTCTGCTGGCGCGCTCGCGCGAACTGGTGGTCACCAACGGTTATGCCGCCAATGCCTGCGAGGCGTTTGCCTCGAACCTCGTCGGCGACGGGATCAAACCCTCGTCGCTGATCGGGGATCCGGACCTGCGCGACCGGGTGCAGCGGCTGTGGCTGGCCTGGACCGACGAGGCGGATGCCGACGGGCTGACCGATTTCTACGGGCTGCAGGCGATGGTGGCGCGCGAGATGTTTGTGGCGGGCGAATGCTTCGTGCGGCTGCGCCCGCGCCGGGCCGAGGATGGCTTGCTGGTGCCGTTGCAGGCGCAGCTTCTGCAGTCCGAGATGCTGCCCTTCGAGAAGACGGAAGTCCTGCCCTCGGGCAACCGCATCCGCTGCGGCATCGAGTTCGACCTGATCGGGCGGCGGGTCGCCTATCATTTCCGCCGCCGCCATCCGGGCGACAGCACCGACCGGGGGGCGGCGATCCCGGAGACGGTGCGCGTGCCGGCGGCGGACGTGCTGCACGTCTATCGCCCGATCGACGCGGGCCAGATCCGGGGGCTGCCGCACATCGCGCCAGCCATGGTGCGGCTGTTCCTGCTCGATCAGTATGACGATGCGGAACTCGACCGGAAGAAGACGGCGGCGATGTTCGCGGGCTTCATCACCAAGACCGCCCCGGAAGAGCCGTTGATGGGTGAAAGTGAGGCCGATCTCGACGGTTCTGCCATCGCCAGCCTCGAGCCCGGCACGATGCAGGTGCTGCTGCCGGGGGAAGACGTGAAGTTCTCGTCGCCGGCGGACGTCGGCGGCGGCTATGAGGCGTTCCAGTACCGCACGTTGCTCAGCGTCGCGGCCTCGCTGGGCCTGCCCTATCATCTGGTGACCGGCGATGTGCGGCAGGCCAACTATTCCTCCTTGCGCGCCGAACTGGTCGAGTTCCGGCGCCGCGTCGAGCAGTTGCAGCACGGGGTGATCGCGCATCAGCTCTGCCGCCCGGTCTGGGCGCGCTGGCTGGAGACGGCGGTGCTCTCGGGCGCGCTCGATCTGCCGGGCTTCGCGGGCCATCCGGCGCGCTACCGCCCGGTGCAATGGATCCCGCCGCGCTGGGACTGGGTCGATCCGCTGAAGGACATCCAGGCGCAGGTGCTGGCGATGGAGGCCGGGATCATCTCGCGGCGCAAGGTGGTCGAGGCCACCGGCTACGACGTCGAGGAAATAGACCGCGAGAACGCGGCCGACGCGGCCCGCGTCGCGGCGCTCGGCCTGCGCTATCGCACCAGCCCCGGAGAGACGCAGGGCGCGCGGGCGACCCCGGCGCAATTGCCGGATGCGGGCAGCGGCGCAGGCAGCGGCTCTGGTCCAAGCGCTGACGGGACATCTGAAGAGGAGTGAAAGCATGGCCAGCTGGTATGCGATCCGCGCCCGAGCCACCGGCGCGGAAGTGGCGATCTATGACGAAATCGGCGCGCATGGCGTCTCGGCCAAGGGCTTTCTGGCCGAGCTCGGCGCGCTGCCCGAAGGGACGCCGATCGATCTGCGCCTCAACAGCCCCGGCGGGTCGGTGTTCGACGCGGTCGCGATCCACAACGCGATCAGGCGGCACGAGGGGACCGTCACGGTCTGGATCGACGGCATCGCCGCCTCGGCGGCGTCCTATGTCGCCATGGCGGGCGACGAGATCGTCATGCCGGAAAACGCCTTCCTGATGATCCACGATCCCGCCGGCCTCGTCATGGGCACCGCCACCGACATGCGGGCGATGGCCGAGGCGCTCGACAAGGTGGGCGACAGCCTCGCCGCGGGCTATGCCGCGAAATCCGGCCGGACGGCCGAGGAGATCGCGGCGCTGATGGCCGCCGAGACCTGGCTCGATGCGACCGAGGCGCTGGCGCTCGGCTTTGCCGACCGGCTGGCCGAGCCGGTGCGGATCGCCGCCAGCTTCGACATCGGCCGCTTCCGCAACGCGCCGCCCGCGCTGATCGAGGCGGTGGAGGCCGAGGCGGTGGAGGCCGAAGGCCAGGACGGCACGGAAACCGTTCCGGAGGGGAACGGTTCCGACGGCGATCCCGCTGCCAGCCCTGTCGGACCGCAAGACCCGGCAGGCGAGGCCAGCGCCGATGGTCGATCCGACGATACCGAGGGGCATGTCGTGTCCGGCAACATGCCCCCGCCGCCGCCTCCCGCGCCACCCGATCCCGCGGCGATCCGCGCGGACGCCATGGCGCATGCCCGCGCCGTCGTCGATCTCTGCCGCCTTGCCGGGCAGCCGCAAATGGCCGGGCGCTTTCTGGAAACCGACGCGGACCTCGACGAGGTCCGCGCCGCCCTCATCGCTTTGAGGTCCGAGGCAGGGCCCGAGATTGCCGGGCATCACCCGCAGCCCGGCCGCCCGTCGAACACCCGTCCCTGGGGCGAGATCGTCGCCCGCACCTTCCGCCTGAAAGGATAACCCCGTGCCCACGCTCACCGAGACCACCCATCCCGGCGGCTTCCTCGTCTGGGAGGCGTTCCGCGATTACACCCGCGAGACCATCACCGTCGCCTCCGGCGCGTTTGAGCCCGGCACCGTGCTCGGCAGGATCACCGCGTCGGGCAAATACGCCGCGCACGATCCCGCCGCCATCGATGGCACCGAGACCGCCGTCGCCGTGCTCTGGGGCAAGGCCGACGCGAGCGCGGGCGACGCGCCCGCCGTCGCCCTGGTCCGCGGCCCCGCCATCGTCAACCGCAACGATCTCGTTTTTGCAGGCACGCCCAGCGAGGCCGAGATCGCCGCCGCCCATGCCGCCCTGCTGGCGGCGGGCATCCTCGTCCGCTGATCAAACTCTCAAGGAGGCACGCACAATGGCCACCATGGACATCTTCGAAGGCGATGCCTTCACCATCATCGAACTGACCCGCGCGCTGGAGAACATCCCCTTCAAGCCCGCGATCCTGTCGGGGACGGGCCTGTTCTCGCCGCGCGGCGTGCGCGCCCGCACCGTGGTGATCGAGAGCCGCGACGGCACGCTGTCGCTGATCCCGTTCTCGGAACGCGGCTCGGCCTTCGAGCAACAGGTGCCCGAGCGCCGCGACATGCGCGCCTTCGTCTGCCGCCAGTTCAAGAAGCAGGACGTGCTCTGGGCATCCGAGATCCAGGGCATCCGCGACTTCGGCTCGGAAAGCGCCACCCAGCAGATCCAGAGCGAGGTCGCGCGCAAGCTCGGCCGTCTGCGCCAGGACGCCGAGGCGACGTTCGAATATCACCTGCTGAACGGCATTCAGGGCATCGTGAAGGATCCGAAGGACGGCGCCACGGTGATCAACTACTTCACCGAGTTCGCGATCACCCCGGCGGCAGAGATCGACTTCGATCTCGACAACGCCACCCCGGCCTCGGGGGCGCTCCGAAAACTCAGCCAGGCGCTGATCGAGAGCGTCGAGGACAGCATGGGCGGGCTCGCCGCCGGGGCCGTGCAGGTGCGCGCCGAATGCGGCTCGGCCTTCTTCGCCGATCTCGTCGCCCACAAGGAGGTGCGCGAGACCTATCTCAACACCGCCGCCGCCGCCGATCTGCGCGGCCGCGTGGCCGACGAGGTCAGCTTCGGCGGCATCACCTTCCGCCGCTACCGCGGTGGCGCCGGCTTCGGCGTGCCGACCGACAAGGCCTTCTTCTATCCCGAAGGGGTCGAGGGGCTCTTCGAGATCTACCACGCCCCCGCCGACACCTTCGAGACGGTGAATACCCTCGGCCTGCCGCTCTACGCCCGCACCATCCCCGACCGGGACCGCGACGAATGGGTGCGCCTCGAGATCGAGTCGAACCCGCTGCCGATCTGCACCCGCCCGCAGGTGCTGCGCCAGGCGCGGCGGACGTGATGAATGCCGTCGCTTCCGCGCTCGACGCGCTCTTTGCCGATGCCAACATCGGCCGCGACGCGGTCTACATCGCCGACGGCGGCGCGCCCGTGCTGGTGCGCATCGTCGCCCGGCGTGCCGATGCCATCACCGGCTTCGGCGATGCGCGGCTCTGGTCGGAAACCACGCGCGTCGACCTGCGCGCGGCGGAGGTGCCGAACCCGCGCCCCGGCGACCGGATCGAGATCGACGGCGACGCCTTCCTCATCCAGGGCGAGCCCCTCCGCGACCGTGAGCGGCTGATCTGGACCGTCGATCTGAGGCCTGCGTGACCCCGATGAAGCTGAAGCTCGACATCGATCCCGACATCGTCGCGATGATGGCGGCCGAAGTCGCGGCGGGCGAGCGCGCGGTGACGGCCGCCATGCGTGAGGCCGGGACCGGGCTCAAGACCGCCTGGCGGTTGCAGATCACCGGCGCGGGGCTTGGGCCCCGGCTGGCCAATTCCATCCGGAGCCAGAATTTCCCTAGATCGGGCGAAAGCCTCGATGCCGCCGCGCTGGTCTGGTCGAAGGCGCCGGTCATCGTCGGCGCGCATGACACCGGCCCGCTGATCCGCTCGAAGGCAGGCTTCTGGCTGGCGATCCCGCTGCCTGCCGCTGGCAAGTCCCTCCGCGGCGGAAGGATCACCCCCGGCGAATGGGAGCGGCGGCGCGGCCTGCGCCTGCGCTTCGTCTATCGCCGCACGGGCCCAAGCCTGCTGGTCGCCGAGGGGCGGCTGAACACCAAGGGTCAGACGGTCGTCTCGCGCTCGAAGACCGGCCGAGGCAAGGTCACCGCGCCGATCTTCCTGCTGGTGCCGCAGGTCAAGCTGCCGAAGCGGCTGGATCTGGCGCGGGACGCGGAGCGGGCGCATGAAGGCCTGCCGGGGCTGATCGTGGGGAAGTGGGTGGAGGTGCGAATTCGATGAATGTCACAGTTACGGACATAGCCGCCCTTGGATGAATGTCAGCACCAGGTAGGATACCGGCAAGGAGCTTGAATTCAGTTGCCCGTTGCCACTCCCGCCCGCACTGGTTCCGGGTTCAATTCATGCTTGAGCCACGCGATGAGCGTCCTGACCCTTGGTCTTTCAAAGGTCTGCGGCAGGGCAACAGCATAATAGGCAAACTGTGTCGGCCAGCTGATATCCAACGCCTGCACCAACCGGCCCGATGCCAGATGCTCGCGCACGTAAACATCGCTCAGCAAAGCCAGTCCCTGCCCTTCGATCGCCGCCCGGACAGTCAGGAAGCCGTCCTTGAACACTGTGCCATACCGCGCACAACCGTCATCAATTCCCTGAGCGAGGAACCAGAGCGACCAGTCCTTGCCCGTCGCGTCGGGAAGCAATGTGTAGCGGAGACAATCGGCAGGGGTTTTCAGCGGTCCTTTCTTGCGGAGCAGATCCGGGTTTCCAACCAAGAAGAGTTCGGGCGAACACAACCATTCCGAGATCAGGCCCGGATAGTCACCGAGCCCATGGCGGATGGCCAGATCGACAGGCTCGCTCTTGAGATCGACCAGGCGATTTTCGGTTTCGACAGACAGGTGGATGGATGGGTGCTGGTCCGAGAATTTCCCCAGACCGGATACAAGCGCCGAATAGGCAAACATCGGGGCTGCGTTGATCCGAATGGCATTTCTGGGGTCGGCGAAGTGTTTGCGATGGGCCGCTTCGATCGCCGTGAAGGCGGCGCCGATCTCCGATTGCAGCTCCTCACCCGCTGCGGTCAGGGCAATGCCCTTTTTGCTGCGGGTGAACAGGCGAAGACCGTGGCGCTCTTCCACCGCATGTATGCGCTGGCTGATCGCGCCGGGGGTCACCCCAAGCTCATGGGCGGCATCCTGCATCGTGCCGGTCCGGGCGACGACGTAAAACGTGTAGAGATCCTGAATCCGTATAGCCATAGTTCACTTTAGGGTGGCTAAAGTGATTTGGCCAGTTTCTCGTTAGGCATGATGCGCGGTTCACGGCATTTCGGTCGGACAAGGAGAGCCCCATGTCTGACACGATCACCCCCCATTCCCGCCAGAAATGGACGGTCGTTGCCTTCGGGTTTCTCGCCCTGTCACTGGCGTTTTCAGGCCGCGCCGCGCTTGGGTTGATCATGCCGGTCTGGCAGGCGGAGTTTGGGTGGTCGAGTGGCTATGTGTCGGGGGTGGGAGCCACCGCCCTGGTGGTCATGGCTGTCATCGCGCCCTTCGCAGGCCGCCTGGTGGATCGTCGCGGGCCGCAATTCACCTTGAACCTCGGCATGGGCCTGCTGGGTATCGGCTGTGCGATTGTGGCTCTGATGGACGGCAAGGCGATGTTTGTCATCGGCTTTGCGGGGTTTTGCGCCGTTGGCTTCGGGATCGTCGCCACCCATGTTGTGGCAACAGCCGTGACCCGGAGTTTTTCCGCCAATCGTGGGTTGGCCACGGGCATCGCGACATCCGGCGCGACGGGCGGCCAGTTCCTCATTGTCCCGCTCATCGCCGCCCTACTGGCCTTCGCCAGTTGGCGGTGGAGTTTTGGGGCGCTGGCCCTGGCAAGCCTTGCCCTGATCCCCTGCATCAGGATGAGCCTGCGCGCCGCTGCGCCCTCGGACGCAGCGCGGGAACAAGACCCGGCCGCGTCCGGGATGGCCGCCGACCTCGCCCTGATCCTCCGGCGCCCGGCGTTTCATCTGTTGTTCTGGAGCTTTCTGATCTGCGGTTTCACGACCACCGGGGTCATCGAGACGCATCTGCTGCCCTTCGCCTCGTTCTGCGGCTTTCCTCCGATCCCCAGTGCGACGGCCTATGGAGTCTTGTCTCTGATCAATCTTGTCGGCATGATCGCCGCCGGCTGGCTGAGCGACCGGGTGAACCGCCCGGTGCTTCTGGCCGCCATTTACCTGGCGAGGGCGCTCACCTTCATTCTTCTCGGCAATCTGCCCGGCACATCTGTCGAAATGCTGTTCGTGTTTGCCATCCTGTTCGGCGCGGTGGATTACGCGACGGTGCCCGTGACCGCCAGTCTGGTGGCCAGCCATGTCGGGATCAAGGTAATGGGCCTGGCAATGGGAATGATCTCGGCCGGACACGCCATCGGGGGCGCCATGGGGGCCTGGCTTGGTGGCTTCGTTTTCGACACAACGGGCGGCTATGGCATCTTGTGGACGGGATCTCTGTGGCTTGCCGTCGGGGCGGGTGTGCTGGTGCTGCTTCTGACGGCGCAGCCGGTATCCAGGCCCGTCGCGCAAGCATAAGGCGGACCTTGGACATAGTCGGCAAACGTCATGGCCGGGTTCGACTCGACCTTTGCCACATCGAACAAATCCAGATCTGAGTGCACATGCCCACCCCTCGCGAAACCATCCTCGCCGCGCTGCATGCGCGGCTTTCGGCGCTGCCCGCCACCGCCCTGCGCGGCGACGTGCTGCCCGAGCGTGTCCCGACCGATGGCCTGCTGATCCTGCGCGACGGCGAGCCGGGGGAGCCAGAGGTCACGCTGTCGCCGCTCGCCTACCACTACCAGCACCGTGCCGAGATCGAGGCGGTCGTGCAGGGCGCCGACCGTGACGCTGCCTTCGACACGCTGACCGCCAGCATCGGCTCGGCGCTCGCTGCCGACCGCACGCTGGGCGGGCTCTGCGACTGGGTCGAGGCGGAAGCGCCACGGCCCGTCGATCTGCCGGTCGAGGGCGCTGCCAGCCTGAAGGCCGCCGTGATCCCGGTGGTGCTGCACTATTCCACGGCCGACCCGCTGGCCTGACCCAACCGACCACAGGAGACAACGATGGCACGAGCCCAGGGGGCGCGGGCGCTGATGGCGCTTGCGTTCGAGACGACCTATGGAACGCCGCCCGCCAGCGGCTTCACCCGCATGCCCTTCGCCAGCACCTCGCTCGGCGCGGAGCAGCCGCTGCTGAACTCGGAGCTTCTCGGCTACGGCCGTGACCCGCTTGCGCCGATCAAGGACGCGGTGACGGCCGACGGCGACGTCGTGGTGCCGCTCGACGCCGAGGCCTTCGGCTTCTGGCTGAAGGCGGCCTTCGGCTCACCCGCGACGACGGGCACTGCGCCGGGGCCGTTCACCCACGAGTTCCAGTCGGGCGCCTGGACCCTGCCCAGCCTCTCCATCGAGACCGGCATGCCCGAGGTGCCGCGCTATGCCATGTATTCCGGCTGCGTGCTCGACCAGATCAGCTGGCAGGTGCAGCGTTCCGGCCTGCTGACCGCGACGGCCCGGCTGGTGGCGCAGGGCGAGACGGTCGGGACCACGACGAGCGCGGGGACACCCGCCGCGCTGGAGCTCAAGCGCTTCGGCCATTTCAACGGGGCGATCAAGCGCAATGGCGCCTCGCTCGGAAATGTTGTCTCGGCTGAGATCACCTATGCCAACAACCTCGACCGGATCGAGACCATCCGCTCGGATGGCCGCATCGACGGCGCGGACCCCTCCATCGCAGCGCTGACCGGCCGGATCGAGATACGCTTCGCCGACCAGACGCTGGTGACGCAGGCGATCAACGGCGACCCAAGCGAGATCGAATTCGCCTATACTCTGCCCACGGGCGAGAGTTTCACCTTCATCGTGCACGCCGTCTACCTGCCGCGCCCGCGCATCGAGATATCCGGACCGCAGGGCGTGCAGGCGACCTTCGACTGGCAGGCCGCACGCGACAGCGTCGTCGGCCGGATGTGCACCGCCACCCTCGTTAATGATGTGGAGACGTACTGATGCTGACGCTCGATCTGACCAACGCGCCGCGCTGGCATGATCTCGCACCCGGTGTCCGGGTGCAGCTGCGCCCGCTGACCACGGCGCTGATGGTGGCGACACGGACCGATCCCGCTGTCGAGGCGGTGCCGGAGGCGGCCTCCGACGAGGAGCGCGCGGTCGCCTTCGCCAAGGCACTGGCGCGACGGGCGGTGCTGGCCTGGGACGGCATCGGCGACGCCGACGGAAATCCCATCGACCCGAGCCCGGAGGCCATCGACGCGTTGCTCGACATCTGGCCGATCTTCGAGGCCTTCCAGCTGACCTATGTCTCGAAGGGCCTGCTGCTGGAACAGGAAAAAAACGCCTCCGCGCTCTCGCCGAATGGTCCTTCGGCGGGGGCGAGCGCTACTGCGAGGGTTGCGAACCCTGCGGAGCCAGCGCGCAAGCCTGCCCGGACTGCCCGGCGCGGCTGAACCGGCCGGAAACGCCGGAGGGTTGGCAGGTCTGGGACCTGGTCGGTCGTCTCGGCGGCCAGCTGCGCGTGCTGCCCGGCGCGGTGATCGGTTGGGACATGTCGGCGGCGCTCGCACTTGGTGACGCCCTCGGCGTGCCCCCGCTCGCCATGGCCGAACTGCTGCCCGTCATCGAGGCGGTGATGGTTTTGAGGCTCAACGAACAGATGGAACGACCGGAGGGCCGACCCGGGATCAGCTTTTGATCTTCTCGATCAGGGTGACGCCGGGCAGCCCCTCGAAATGCCTGTCGCAGGTCAGGAGCGCCGCGTCATGGGCCCGGGCGGTCGCGAAGATGATCGCGTCCGCCGTCGCCAGCTTGTGCTCACCGCAGGCCTCGGCGGCCACGAGGGCGATCTCGGTGTCGAGCGGCACGACCGCGCAGACCTGCGTGAAGGCGATCACCTGATCGGCCTTGTCCTCGCCTGCCTCGCGGGTGAGCCATTTCGTCAGTTCCAGCTGGACCATGGTCGGCACCAGCCATTCGGCCTGATCGGGCAGATGCCCAGCCAGCGTGTCGCCGGTCGGCGAGCCGATCAGCCATTCGATCCAGGCCGAGGTGTCGACCAGCACCATCAGAAGCGGTCCGAGCGGTCGCGATAATCGGTAACCGAGGCGCCTTTCGCCAGTCCCTTCAGGCTCTCCCGCTTCGGGACCGGCACCAGAAGCACGCCGGTGCCCTTGGGGATGAAGGCGAAGGTCAGCCCCGCCTCCCAATGCTGCGCGGCGCGGATCGCCTTCGGGATCGAGATCTGGAACTTCGAGGAGAGGGTCGCCGTCGCCTGCATGGTCATACCTACTGTTGATCGATGCCACAAAGGTAAGACGCCCGCGCGGCGAAAGCAAGGATCCTGAGCGATGGCAGAAAAACGTGTCTCCGTCCGCCTCGCTGCGGTCGGCGGACGGCAGGTGCGCGCCGAACTGGAAGGCGTGGGCGAAGCCGGGTCGCGCGGCTTCGGACGGCTGAGCCGGGAGATGGAGGCGGCGAACG